TGCTCTACTGGTAGACAACTTAACCTTGGAACCCGCACGGACAGCCAAAAATCAAAAAAAACTATTCTCAGACTATTAAGACTACTGGCTGAGCGGTATCATCGTCAACCAATCACAATGGGGGGGGAAGAGGAAACCGCTGCCAACATTTTGAGGTAGGATTGTAGGGCAAAAACGTTAGACAGCAGTAGGTGAGACTGATTCAGGTTAATGTGGTACGGAATTTTGGGCAGAACTTGTAGCTATTTTTTTGTCGATCATTTTCCACTCGGCTGCGACTTGAAGCTGGATGCATCCCCACACGCACTCAAAAAAATTGGCTGGATCTCCAGAGGCAAGAGCCATTCCTCCGATCATGCCATCGTAGTGCAGCAATTCAAGCAGATCCTGATTTGTAAGTCCAACATATCCATAGGGGTTTTGCGGAGTTGGAGACGATACTTTGGGATTAGAGAGAACTGGGTACAGGCGATTGCCATTGCGTGTAGCCAGCATAGCCAGCTTCGACAACCGTGTTATGCCAGATCCGTTCTGGCGTTCATTGAACCAGTTTTTCAATTCATCGACCACGTCCGCAAACCTAGTCATGTGGCAGTGTTCCCTGTCTCGGTCGATACCTGATCAAATGCATCGTCACTCATCATTTTTTCTTCAGGGCAATCACCATGCTCATCAGCGTGCAACTCGATGCAGTCCCGTCGAGACACAATTTTCACACTCGTCACCGAATTCAAAAAAGCAATGAGGGCATATTTGCCGCGAGAGCCTAAATTTTTATCGTTCGGAATTGATAGCATCATTATTTTGCTCCTTTCGCTTCCTAGCGGCTTCCTGGGCCTTTACACGGGCCAGACGCCGAGCGGCTATGTGTTGCTCCAACTTCTCTCTAAACGTCGATCCTGCTCCAGGTTTGCCCGCCTTACGCATCTTTTTGAGTATTGTCCGTCTTTTCTGTCGGGACAGATCTGCGAGATTCACCATGATGTTGTCCCGCATTCAGGCATGAAAGATGTCATCTCTGGATCGATATACACATTTTTTCCTTCCCACCCTTTGTGAGTATATGTTTCCATCATCCTTTTTGCGAATTCTGACATGATATCCTTTGGATATCTTGCATCTATCATGACCGTTTCGACAACTTGCCGACACCCAAAATCATTAGATCTTGTGCAGCTAAACGTACACAATACTTTCATTGCGACACCGCATAAATGCCAGCGACGATGTCTTCGACTTGATCCTCGTAGGTCGTGTCATCGTCGATATCTTCATCCTTCGTCTGTGACTGCTCTGGAAACAGAGATGGCTGAATCTTTTCTTGCACTTCTTGTTCAGTACACGCGGTGATCTCGTACTTTTCCCCGCGATATTCAAACCATTTCTTCATCGACACAGGATCCATGACTACTTCACACGTCACGCCTTCCTGGCGCTCGCGCTTGGTGTGTGCGGCCACGGCAAGCGCTTTGAGTTTGGCTCGCAGGACTTTTATCTCCCTGCGTTGTTCTTTCCGATATGCAAAGTAATCATTTTCTAAATCTTCCAGATCTGATAGCGCATGTACCGCTCTAGCAGCACGATCGGCGACTTCTGCTGGTGTTAGATGCACGGCCAAAGTGGTAACGATAGATTTCCTGATCACGCCTTGGTCTCCTTCTTACTTTGAATTTGCGATAAATTTGTCGATCGCTTCACAACAGCAAATGTCTTCGAGGTATGCAGAAATAACGTAGCGCAGCAAGACGCTGGTATTTACGCAACGGATGTCTGCCATCGTTCTGAAAGAGTCTTTCATCTCTGGCGAGACTTTAGCATTGAGGATCACAGGCTCTGATCCGATCACGATCGGAGGTCTGCCACGCTCTCTCTGTGATGCTGGTTTAGCGCGATTGCGTCGTTGGCGCGGTGATTCTAAGGCGTCCACTGCTAACCTCCCCAAGCCACATGACCAGCAATTCATTGACCATTCGCTGTTCTTTGCCTGTCACACTATAATGCCGCATGTGGTTCAGTGCCCACCAATGATTCCACGCAAACGGAGTCAGCGTTCTCATCCCGATCACGGCGTCTTGCACGATGGTCTTGGCTTCCTTTGAGGCTGTAGACCATATATTTTTATAATAAATATGAGTAGTTACCCATGAAACAAAGCTGCTAACAGCCAACACACGTTCTCCTTTAGGCTGTCTCACAATTCCATTTTGTGGCGCTTGAGCGAAATTTGTTTTGAAAGCCATAACACGTCCCTTCGTTTTAGTCGCTGAGAGGATAAAACAAAAATCTCAAACGCGCAACGTATGCCCAACAGAAGCACTCACCAGACTCGAATATTGGAGGCTGTGCTTTCTCATCTTTAGCCGCACCCTTCTCTCAGAATCGAATTCTGGAATCCCTCGGACTTGTGGATGTCCTGCCTGACGAGATACAATGCCGGGAAAGATCTTCTCTCAATTGCCAAGGAGCACTTATGCCAGTTAACGAAGCGGTCATGGACTCAGTGACAGCGGCCAACATGAAATCTTTGGGTGATGGCCCGGCATTCTACGCGAACATGGGATTCGCCAACGCGATCGCGCTGCAACAGTTGGCCGGTACCAACGCCATTGCGCATCAACAAGGCATGCAGACGGTACTTGCCGCAGCGATTGGTGGGATTGTGAAGCAGCTGATCACGATCACGCCAGAACAAGCGATGAGCGACAACAAACTGATGACTGGAAATGATATTGCTAGCCAGATCACCACGCTGTTGGCGGCATTGGCGTCTAACCAGCAGAGCAGCAAAGTCGCGCAATCAACGCCGCCAGAAACGGCTGTTCCGACAAAATGATCGTGATAGATTAACCGATAGGGAGGCTGGTTCAGACCAGCCTTTCTTATTTGTGACGCCTGGGAGGCACGCTATGGATTTGCACTGCCAAACATGTTCGACATGTTCGCTCACCAAAATGATCGAATTGGTCTCCGAACAACAATCTAAATTATTGACATTCCAGGTTGAGGGAGCGCATTTACTCAAGGCGATTATCGACCCTACACCAGCATATCTGCAAATCAAAGAACTGGAAAAAGAGGCGTTAGAGCAGGCGCTTAACATGGTTTACGCGCTACAAAAGCTGAAGGGAAAATAAAGAGCAATTATTTAAATTTTCGCATGATTTTTATGGTCTTATCTGTCATTTGGTCGTCCAATTTCATGAGTGCCTGCAACAACTCGACACTTGCCTTGGTCTGGCGATCTCTCGATTCTGCCACATGCAGCCGACGAAATAATTCCAGCACGTCGGCTACCTCCACTTTAAAGGTAGCACCTTTCGCCGTTTTTGCACGTAATTCGAGAATGGATAAATCGCCCATAGGGCAGGCATATTACGCCGTACAAATATCGTGACACAACAGGAATTGTCTCTGTGTCCGTTATTTGTTTTTGAGCAACAGCAGCATTTTTATTTCGTCGTCACTCAATCTTAATCTCCTGCCGTACTGGGAGCACGCCTCGTCACTCTCACTCAAATCCAAATTGAACACGCTCTCGTACTGGGAGCACGCATCAAGCATTTTTTCAATCTTTCTGGTATCTGATGAGCATATTGCCGCGTGCAATGCGGAGTTCAACCCATGCATTATTGCTCGTTTGGCTCTAAGCAACTCCCATCCCAGGCGTTTGCGTGTCAACACCAAATTTGCTACGTCACTATTACTCAATGATTTCGTATCTTTATCGGATACTTCTGACGTCAAATAAATGGTAGCAATATCTCGTTCAAAAATCTCTGCCACGAGATCAGAACTGGCACCACGCAAACTTTGCACGTGATGGTATAAGTCTGGGATGTCGATCAACATTGCGTCCAAAATGTCGTTGGGAATAGTCTGGTACTGGTTCATGTAATCCTCTATCAGCATGGGATTGGCCACTCCACACCACGCAAAGCGACCGATGCGACCGATTAATCTTGCAATTTCCTGTTCCTGATGCCTTCTTTCCATCTTTTGGAAGCAAACGCGATCCACAACGACACAATCGAAATTGTGAAAGTTGCCGCGAGGTAAAGCCACATTTCCATTGGCGCGGTAAGTTCCAACCACGCAATTATTTTTGGAATCATTTTGGTCTTTTAATCACTGTTGTCGCTTGAAAATAATTAGGGGTTCCTACAGATGAAACCCGTCCCTGGGTTGATTTTGAGACATTGGTGCTTTTATCCACGGGATGAGGCTCGCACTCTAGCCACCAGAACCCTTGGCGAAAGTCTTCAGCGCAAAAATTGGCCCACTCAGGCGCTGATTCCCAATCAATCGCGATCTGCATTTTTCAGTTCCTCCGTAACAGATACGTGACAGTCCAGCATATGCTCTACCGTTTTGCTCAACCACGATTCGAACTCGGCATCATCTTTGTGCACGCCGGCCAACAACGCTATTCCTCTGTGCAATTCCGATCTAATTTGATCGCACATCACCACCGTAGCGCTGCTCATCTGGTCAAGATCTTGTCGCATCATTTGGATGATAGAGACATAGCGCGACAACACTTTCATAGGGATTTTTTTGGCGTACATAAGTGTCTCCTAGCGATCGATCTATCATGCTCTGCCTTTGCCGCATCCCAGGCTTCAGCGGCCAGGTTGGCAGCATCCGCCGCCACCACCCAGGCCGCCGCCGCCTTCGTGCCAATCTCTGCCTTCGCTGCCATCCAAGCCATCTCCGCCGCCATCTCTGCCTTTGCCGCATCCCAGGCTTCAGCGGCCAGGTTGGCAGCATCCGCCGCCACCACCCAGGCCGCCGCCGCCTTCGTGCCAATCTCTGCCTTCGCTGCCCTCCAAGCCATCTCCGCCGCCATCCAAGCCATCTCCGCTGCCACCCGAGCTGCCTCCGCCGCATTTCTGCTTCTTTTCATTGGTCGTTAATCACACGGGCAATGCTGCCGCAGCCACGCGGTCATGGCGATCAGATCGGCCTTAGAGATTGCAGTTGCCTCATCGCCGATGCCGATCATCAGGTAATCGCGCACCACAGCCAACGTGATATCGGCCTTCTCGCATCGATACGTCACAGGCCTACCATCTCGTAACCCCGAGGCTATGGCGATTGCCTGCTGTACCGATGGTGTCGGAGGCTGAGCCGCAGGCTTCGCTTCTGGCGCGACTTCGGTCGTTGGTTGGGCATTTCCACTGCCCTTGCTTTTGCCTGCCGTGGCGTGGCCGTTTTTGGCCTCTGGGATGATGCTCACGTTGGCACCATATTTGACGTTGTAGGTACTCGCAGCCTGCGTCAATTGATGCAGTTTTTCGACGATTCCATCCTTGTTTCCTGCGGCCAGTTCCTTTTTGTACGCCACACGCAGTTGATAGATGTGGCTATTCTCGTTGCGCTTGAGATTTTTTTCAGCGTCCATTTTTGCTCCTTTTGACTTTTTCATACTCTTTCTCCTTTGTTTGTTCATGAAACATTGACTTCCTCATAACATTATAACATTTGGAGTATCGGGATTTCCGTGTCACAAAATTAGTGACGCCGTATCATGTGCCACAGTTGCGGCTTTCAGGCAAGTTCAAAAAAAACGCCAGCCGTTTTTCGGCTGGTGCAGGGCTAATTTAAGTGGGATTAAGTAGCTTTGATGGCCGCCTTGATCGCCTTCGCCGCCGTGACCGCCTTGGCCGCTTCCTCGACGGCTACCCAAGCCGTCTTATCCTCCTTAGCCGCCGCCTCCTCGAAGGCCGCCCAATGCACCGCGATGTTGGCCTTCGCCGCTGTGACCGCCTTGGCCGCCTTCTCAACAGCTACCCAAGCCGCCTCATCCGCCTTGACCGCCTCCTCGAAGGCCGTGGCCTGATCACTTGACTTCATACTTTTCTCCTTTGTTTGTTAATGAATCATCGACATTTTTGTGTCTCAAATTGAGTGAGACCACGTCATGAGCCACAGTCGTGGCTTTCAGGCAAGCTAAAAAAACGCCAGCCGTTTTTCGGCTGGTGCAGGGCTACAAAGCTAAGAATATTAAGTGGGTTCTACTCTGTGAGCTGTTTTGCCTGTCAGATCCTGCCATCGCGTAATGGCTACAGAGCAGTAATGTGGATCGATCTCCATGCCGAAACAACGACGATTGGTCTGCTCGCACGCGATCATCGTCGATCCAGAGCCGAGAAAAAGATCCATCACACGTCCCGCAGAAGGACAACTATTTGTGATGGCATTTACCATCAAATCCACAGGCTTCATCGTGGGATCGAGTTTATTGACTTCCCGGTTACACGGCCACGTACTGCTCTGCCATTGCCCTTCATGCGTGTTTTTGTGATGTGATCGGTTCGGCGACCATCCAAACAAAATCGGTTCGTGCTGGTAATCGTAATCGAGACGACCCATCGAAAATACAGGTGCATTTTTGAGCCAAATAATTACATGACGACATGGAATATTTTCTTCTTTCATCATCATCATCATCAAACCCATATCACCACCTTGCGGAGAGCAAATGTAATATGTCGATTTATCTTCAATAAATGCATTGATGTTTTTGAATGCTGCTCTAATGACAATTGTCAGGTCATCAACGGAAATATCGTCGTTGGTAATCTTGGATGTAACTCTATTTGAGTGGAAAATATCGTGACATTTTTTTTCGTATGACACTCCATACGGGGGATCCGTGAATACCATGTCTGCCTTTTTCCCATCCATCAGGCGTTCGACATCCTCACGCTTCGTACTGTCCCCACACATCAGCCGATGATTTCCGAGTTGCCAAATTTCTCCTGGCTGGACAAAAGAGTCCAGTATCTCTGGCACATCATCTATTTTGTCATCTGGCAGTTTGTTTTCTTCTTCTTCTTCTCTCCAAAAACCCTCATCAGTCAATAATTCCCGCATGGCCTCGTAATTGATGTCAGGCAGTTCGTATCTCTCCACGGCTTCGTCAAAAGCAATCCCAGCGTCTTCTAAATATTCGGACAAACTTTGTGGAGTCATGTGACCGTAACTGCTCGCCAGAGCCAGCAGTTTGCGTTTGGCTTCTGAGACGTCTGTTGCGTCGATCAGAGCCACGGGAAGGTCTGGGACGATCCACCCCTCGATTTGCATCTCCGCGAGCACAGCGAACCGTTGGTGGCCGTCCAGGATGTAATTACCGTGATCGCTCTGCCAGACGTGGAATGGTGCGCTGAAACCTAGTTCGACAATCTCTCGACGAAGTTTGGCTGCGTTCTCAGGAGACAGTTTTTTCAGTCCACCTTGCAACGGCTGCAATTGTTCCAGCGGCAACGTAAGTGCTGCTGCGCATGCTATACGCACGATTTTTTCGTTATTAATTGGCATGGATATTTCCTAAAAAAAAAGGCCATGGCCGGGAGACCATAGCCATGGGAAAATGCTTTCCTCAGTGTACGGTCAGTATTACACTATCTGTAGCAGATCCACACCTAGTTGTTGCGGTCAAAAGGAATGTCATGACACCTCGACGAAATCCGCGTGCTTTGACCTGCGCTACTTTCCATGTGTGATTCGGGAATTCTTTGATTGACCACGCATACTTATGTCCTTTTAGAGCAGGTGTTCCAAGCAACACAAATTCGTTTTTATTGATGGTTTGATCAGCGCCAGCATCGGCTTTTGCTTGTGGCGTACATGTTGGTTCTGGTTCTGGTGTCGGTGTTGGTTCTGGATCTGGCCCTGGCCCTGGCCCTGGTGTCGGCGACAGGCGATATTTGAAATAGTTGGCTGAATAACCGATCTCGTTGCAGCCGTACTTGATTCGCATGTAGCCGTTTTCTCCCCACGACGATCTCCAGCTATTGCGCATGATCCAATAACCACCGTCATCATTCCATCCGACGAGATTGACCGCGTGATTGATGTTGGTGTCCCCGCACGTGTTGAAAATACCTGATCTGTAACTGCTAAATGCGTTGGAAGCGGCCACGGCCACGGAGATTGGGCCATATTGATAGATCGCAGCTTTGATCTGGTCCACGGCAGGTACTGCCTTACCATTTTCTGCTCCAGGCAGGAATGTCATGGACTGTAACTTTTCTCCATATTTGAGGTTAGTTCGGCACGATTCTTGTTTGGCAGTGTATGCCCATTGATTGGCGGTCACGGTACCTGGATTGACAAACACGTCGGATGCGTCAAACCATCCACCATTGCAGCCATAGCCCTGCGGATTACATGACAACACGTGTTGCTGCGACAGAGGAGTGGAGATCCCCGTCAACTTCATCAGGTCTTCCATCGTCGCCGCGATCGAAAATGCCCAACACGACCCACAAGAACCTTGGTCGCGAACATCGGACAAGCCTTTGTCACGCCAATCAAACTTGGCAGGTAAGGCACCTCGAACCAATACGGATTCAAACTTGACCGATTGCTGCCAATTCGGTGGGATTTTCAAACCTGTAATTTTTGGATTATCTGACGTCAATCTAGTCTCAGCTGTCCACGTTGGCGTGTCATTGGACAGTGCCAATGCGGAGTTGAACATGAGTAATACAGCGATAATTGCGTGCCCAAAACACATAAGAACTCCTGTGGCTAGAGGTCTGACGTTGCCTGACGCCACGCTTCTCCCCGTGTGTCGTGATCGTCTTCCGGAACTTCGTACAGGCATCGTTTGCTCTGATGATAGCGCAACAGCACACTGTTATCACCTGGCACGAATCCGATACGACGGCATTTTTCGATTTCAATACGGCGGCAAGAGCCACAAGTATTGATATTCAAATAGTTATCCGAATCTTGAAACGTCTGCGAAAGACCTTTTTGGTTCCCGCTATTCACCGCAGCAGCACGATCCACTTTTTTTGGCTGCCAGACCACGAGAGTATGGACTTGGTTATCACGCGCTTGCTCAACGAACGATGCGTAGGCCTGACTTTTGATGTCATGCACACGAGCATCGGATCGCGGCATGATGAAATCCAGATTGTCGATCGCCAGCAGTTTTGCTCCATTTTCGATCATGGCCTGGAATTCTTGGCTGCACATCTGCCACGGCACCTGATATCCCTCTATTTCGCTGACCATCATATTGTTTGCCACGGCTGCAAAACCATCTGAACCTGGATCATGTCCTGTCCAGCCAGTAATCGCCTGTGTGATATTGATGTCTAATTCCTCTCGATCTCCTTCCACGCTGATCAGCCCGCATTTCACCCCTTTGGCCGCTGCATAGATGAGCCACTGATTAATTAGCGTGCTTTTCCCCACGCCAGACGGAGCCAATAAACCCGTGGTCTGTCCTGTTCGCAGACCTCCTCCTAATCTCAGAGATAATTTAGGCCACGGCGTATCAACGATTATACGGTTGTCCACGAGATTAATAGCTGTTCGCACGCCGACTTGCATGTATTTACGCACTGCAATTCCCGTCTGCGTAGCTTCACAGCCGACGAGTGCCGTTACACCTTTTGCGGCAGTAAGGACTCGCTCAGGTGTCAAATCAGGATCAGCCATTAGCCACGCATTCAGGTCTTTGTGAGGCATCATAATCCTGGCCACGCGTTCAAATCCCAGCTGGGCGTAAAATAGTTCAGCGCATTTATTGCCAGCATCATCCATGTCCACGCACAGCCATATTTCCCAGGTGTCTGGGATGTACCGCAACAGGCTCGCCACGTTTACGGAACTGGCTCCGTTGGGTAGACTGACGATATTCCGCATGCCGATGGAGTAACCGGCCATGGCGTCCATTTCGCCTTCGGTCACGATCAGCCGTTCCCCATGTCGAGCGTGGATCAGGTGTTGGCCAATCAAGATGCCCGTGGGACCACCCGAAATTTCAAACCAGCTTTTGGCTCCATCGTAATCAACAGGCACGATGGCTCGTTTGATTTTGGCGTTGACGAGCTGCCAACCGTTTCCCCAGACGTGGATGGGCCAACGCAAACAGTGCTCACCCAACGACGCCACACGCCAATCATTGAGTGCTGAATCCGTCAGACCACGTCCATGGCAATACTCTAGCAAGGCGGGATGTTTGCCTGACGTCACCAATGATGGAGGATTTTTTCTGGCAGACGTGAGTAATTTTTGAGCAATAGCAATGTCCACGCGCAGAGGATCATCTGTGTAGCGGTCGTTCTCTGGCAGTGGATCTCCAAAAGCTCGTGTGAGCGAGAACCAGTTACCAGAGCAGCCTTTAGCGTGGCAACGCCAAAGCCCGGTATCGGTATTGATCTGACAACTGGGACGTTTCTTGTTGTCCCTGCCGCACGTTGGGCAAGGATTGAATCTGATCTCGCTGTGTGCCTCTCTCCGAATCGTGTTGCAGTGCGTTGCCAACCATGATTCGACTTCTCCTGGCCGTGGATCGCGGTATTGTCTCCACGCTCGTTTACGATTGGCAGCAGCGGCATTGGCGCACGCTTGGGAATAGAGATCGTGTGCAGTCATTGCGCACCTCCACCTACCTCTGGTTGAGTGTCATCACCCAACCACGCGCACAATTCCTGGCCGTAGTCACCACGTACTTTATTCAGCCGTGTTTCGTCATGCATCCATTCGCGGAACACTGGATCTGTAAATAACGCATTGAGATGTTTGGCAAAATGAGTGGGTTTTTTGTCGAGCGATGTCCATTGGATGTGTGGAATATCAGGGATAAATTGGACACGATCTTTGGAATCTTTGACGGGCGCTCCCCCGCAAAAATATCTCCACGCCATCCCTACACGCATGGTTCCGTAGCGAGCAAACGCTGCCGCCAGTTCGCGATATTCACGTCGATTGACTTCGGTCAATGTACGAGGATCATCTGCCCACCACGACGGTGCCAATTTCTCGATGGCATTCATCCGGCCATGGAAAATCTGTCCACGCTGCCAAACCTCTGCGCAAACCTCAACAAATCGATTGGCTTTGATTGCCAGATCAGCAGCTTCCCGTTTGACACGCTGCTTATCCGTTTCTCGTTTAGATTGCAGTTCAGCAGCGGCCACGGCTTCGGCAAACAGGTTTCGGTCTTCATCACTTTGATCTGTATCTGTGCCATCTGTCAGCAAGCGCAATGGCTCTGCCGTGCCAAATGGGACATGAGAGCGAAATCCCTGTAGCGCATCTAGGCCATTCGACCTGGCCACGCCAATCCTAACCAGTCGTGTCACGATCTGATTCAGTTCCACGGCAGGAGTACGATCGTGTAATGCGCGATTGATCACGGGATTGATGATCACTTCCACGGCTCGACGTCCTGGGTTAATCACATTCCACACCGAAAAACTGGCTAACAGCTTCACACGCCGGCCACAAATTCCACGGTGTAGATTAATGGCGTCGGCTACATCCCGCAACGACACCATTTTGCCGCCTGCTTCACCTTTGGAACCGTCTACAGCATAGATATGCGTGAACAAAGCCACGGTATTTGGATCGATCTCCATGGATAACTGACTGCTGTGTTTACGGGTATATGTGATCAGAGCGGAAAAAAAACGTGATGCATGTGGATCAACAATGAACATTCATCGTCCTTTCGTTTTTTGGCGCTGTTTTGGCGCGTATCGGTATTTCAGCTCCTGGACACAATTGCGTAATACAGAATTGTTGGCAAGCTCTTTTGACCGGGTAGTCAATAATTTTGGAGAGTACCATCGGGCGTTGCGTGGACCTTCCCCTCCTCCCGCTGAAAGCGTGTCCTCCTCCTGCGAAAAAAAGCGATACGTCCGACCAGCGGAAAAAAGCGATACGAGAAATGAGAAAAAATCAGCATCGCCACTGATCTCCTCTCTATTCTATTTCTAATTCCGAACGCGGGTGCGCGCGCGCGCGTCTTTATTAATGAACCTATGGGTCAAAAACTGGCTCACCATGCGCCAGTCTGGCGCATAGTGCGCCAGCAATCTGGCGCATAGTGCGCCAGATGAAAACAGAGTCCCTCGACAGGAACGGTATGAGCAGAGCCTATTCTGGCTTTCGAACAGGCTCCAAACGATGATTCGACTGTTTTTTTGGCAGTTATCCACAGGCAAAAAGCTTGTGGATAACTTATTTGAATAAAACAAAAATACCACTTGAAAATTGAGAATAGGCGTGCGACAAATGCTTGTTCGTTCTTCGTTCGGTTGGTATTTCAGCTTTCCTCCCGAACACTTGGCCCTGATACGTCACCACAGTATCAGGGCCATTGTTTTTCAATCATCAAAACCAGCAATATCCTTGTTCTCTCGACGAGTTCTCTCGCTCAAAAACAGCGTGTATTCAGGACGTCGATGCAAGAATGCATGTTGAGATGGATCCAGAGCCCATTTCAGGTACCAATTTGGGACCTCAGTCACATGCCACCCATTGAAGCGGCCAAATGAGATGCGCCCAGTCTCCGCGTCTTTGTTTTGTATCATCCGCCGCTCGTTTATTAATTGGCCTGCCTGGTGCTTGGTTAGCCCGTCAGACGTCGGTATTTTGCATCGTCTGAGATATGCCAACTGTTTGTCCGTTGCCGGGGCTCCCCGTTCTCGCGATCGCAACAATCGAGCATCCTGGCCGTGGTAGGTCTCTATCCACATTTCCGCATCATCGCACAGGGAGGATAAAGTCATCCCCGTGCCGATTTCTTGGACATTGGTACCCTGGCGGAATTCGCAAACCAGATCTCCCTGAGCCGCTGAATAGATGACGACCGTGGCCGTGTGAAGGACTAATCGCCACTCGTCTCCGAGATCCCACCAGAGGAATTGCCTGTTCAGTGTGCGTGCATTTTTGGTATTAGGATCGGCTAATAATGCTTCTACTTCCGCACGGTTAAGGCAACTCAATAGCTTTGTCTTGGTGCTTAACGTGGCCTGGTCCAAATGTCCGGCAAACCATTTTTGATCCTGCCGCACCGATCGGCCTTCGCAATCCCACAAATCAGGCAAGCGCCAGGGAGTGGTCATGGTCATTCGGCCATCTGCCCACAGATCCTGAAAATCGAGCAATAGGACGCTTGGTTTGTCCGGGAGGTAACGAAGTACCCTCCCCATCATTTGCTCGCACAGGACAGGGCTTTTGGTCGGTCTGGCGAGGATTCCTAGATTGACCGATTCCACATCCCATCCTTCGGTGAGTACGCCACAAGAACAGAGCACCACGGGATGCATTGCTTCCCGTAACCGGGCATCGGCTCGACGACGGTCTGGGATCGGTGTACTGGCATCGATCGCGTACGCCTCCCATCCCGATGCCGTGAATGACTCAGCCAGAGCATGAGCATGAGCCACGTTAATCGCAAAGCACACGGCTCGAGGAACAGCTTGCTTATGTGCCGTGTCCAGGATCGTGCCCGCTTCATTGGCAGCTGTGACGATCAAATTGTTCCGGTCTTCGATGTTCAGCACCTTGGCTAGATCGTCTTCGGCGTAGTCTCCTCCGCGTGTTTTGACATCGCGTAAACTGGTGTTTGTCGTGACAAGGTAAATATGCGGAGAAGCCAGCCAGCCGTCATCGACCATCGCTCCACGATCAATTGAAAAGGCCACGCCAGGAAACACTGAGCGCAAAGTCTGTCCATCTCCCCGGAAAGGCGTGGCCGTGAGACCAAGATGCCTATCTGGTTTGAGCAAGTCATAAAATTCTGTGTAGCTGGAAGCCAGAGAATGGTGGCATTCGTCAGTGATGAGCATGATCTTACGGCCATCTGCTCGCCAAGCCCGGACACAATCCACAGCACGTTGACCACGGAGCGTGGCAATACTGGCGCTAATCACGTCCACTGCGGCGGTCACGCGCTGTTTGGCGATCTCGCGGCCTACAACTAGCCTAGGATCGACTTTCGAGATCTTGGCGGCATTCTGTTCCACCAACGCTTCTCGATGCGCCAGGATCACCATGCGCCATCCATGTGGGCACATCTTATGGGCCAGCCATCCCATCAAAACAGTTTTGCCAAATGCTGTCGGAGCGATGCCTAGATGACTGGTACTCGTGTTCCACGTTTTGCGATAATCGGAAACGGCCTGCTCCTGGAACGGGCGCAGAGTAATATTTAGAGCCATTTTCTTCCTTTCTTTGTCGAAAAAAAAAGCCGGTTCTCGAAACGACAACCGGCAATGGCATTTGTACGGACACTCAGAACGGAACTTCGTCCATATTTACCATGGTAGGTAACGAGAAATCAGGTCTGGACATGGAATTCGGTGTTGAACCGGGAGTTGTTTGAGCGGGAGCAGCCGGTTTAGCTGGCTGTGGCTGATTGGGATCTAATCGTGCCACGCTCTTGGAGCGTGGAGCATTGATATAGACCAATGGGTTAGCGGGATCGGTACCGGCCTTCACGACCAACCAGCATTCTCTATTCATCAATTGCCCAAGATTTGCATACAGAGCTTTCTCATCTGCTGGTGCTTGCAGACCGAGATCCAGGTACAGACGCGCATGACGAGCCCATATTTTTTTTAGTGCAGACACGGCTTCTGCGTAATCTCCGTTGTGCTTTGGCAAATAATAAGCTTGCAGATCAGCCTCTTGAGCCTTCCACAATGTCTGCTTGGCTGTGCCGTACGTGGTTTTGACCTTGATCTCATAAAAATCGCGTCCCTCATGATTTCCAACTTTCACTTCCACGATCGATCCAGGGAATTCGCCCAGAGGATGCGCACGAAAACCACGGTCATTATTAAGCGCATCCTGCACAGCTTCTGTGTACAAACTCATAGTTTTTCTCCTTCGTTTGGTTGGTCCTCACCAACCTGGGTTTCATCTTCAAATACGGCTGTAAGACCATGTTCCTTCAAGAAATGTTGAGCCATGACGACTGCGTTTGCATGCCCAAAACCCGTATAAAATTTTGTATTTACGCTGGCAATCAGATGTAACACATACACGGCTTCACAACCCAGCTCATCACTCATCGGGAATCTCTTTACGACCATCGGCTTTTGACCTCCAAACCGTTATCCCTGGCCTTAGACTCATACGCAGTAGCAACTACATTCCAAAACAAATCCAACTCACCTAGAGAATCCAGTATGCCGGTACGATCGCCTGCCGCAGTGTTAGGCGCACCGCGAAAACTGACAGTATATTTGCCAGCGGCATCCTTACGCACGTGGCCCACGGCATTGACCACGCCATCAAGGTACTGCGCAGCTTTGTTGCCCTTAAATGTTGGCTGCCAACGTGTCACTTCCTTTGTCAGTCCTCCCTGGCAGATCTCTACTTTGGTTTCGCCGCAATGCGTAATGAACGTGACATTGACGATACCCATCAGATGCCTCAGCCACGCTTCCCACTCGTCACGGATCTCTTTCCACGTTTTGCCGAAATCATTCTCTGGTGGATATGCGATATTTTTTTGACCACAAATATAAGTCAGGCATTGAGCATACAGGTTATCAACAATATCAATAACTACATTGTTGATGCCATACTTGCATAACATTCCGTTTTTCTTTTTGAGGTACATCTCTCTGACGAAAATCTGGAACACTTGCCAATGATATCGCACGCCTTTGGCTTTGAGTACATCATCATCAACGTATAGCATCGGTGACGTAATGTAGTCCTGTCCTGGCTCGGTAGAATAAAAGAACGCACCTGGATTGCCTGATGCAAACCGTGTTTTCCCAGCTTTAGGCTCTCCGAATAGCATCATCGTTATTTCGCCAAACGGCGGTACAGTCAGCTTTTCAAGTCGTGGCGCAATTAGGTCCAAATAACCAGTTTGTGACTCATTCGTTTGATTGATCATCTTTCCTCCAATTTCCGAATTTTTTCAGCTCCCGACCAACTTGCCACAAATTAGCTTGCCAGCCAACTATTATCGTGTTACGAAAAGATCACGCATAAGGAGGCCACATGGGAACTATTTTGGGAATTGATCCTGGGAAAAAAGGCGCTGCTGTTGTGATTAATGAGCGAGGAATCCTACAGGCAGCATGGGTGCTAGAATTTGATAAGGCTGGTATGCTCGAAACAAATGATTTCGCATTGTATGTGCATCACTGGTCTCCATCAATCATCGTGATCGAACGAGTACGTGGTCGTGGTGCTATTCCAGGAGCAGCGTTTAAGGGATGGGGAGCCACGCAAAACTTCAATTTTGGTTTTAATTACGGGCAAATAGTGACCATGATTAGGATGATTCAGCCAACCTATAATTTCGTGCTGCACTTTGTCGAGCCACGAACATGGCAAAAACTGGCGCATACTGGGTGCCCAAAAAAAATGGCTGCCAAGGACGCAACTGCTTGGGCATACAGTAATTTTTATCCTACCAAACCACTGTTTTCCAACCGTAACGGCAAAACATCAGATGGATTAATCGACGCATTATTCATCGCCAGATGGGCCTTAAATAGGTGAGGTAAGGAGCTGTGATCATGCCGAGAAAACAACAAATAAGATTCCCCAACATCCCAAAAATATGTGGTCTCATGATTCTATATTTTATTTGGCGTTGCACACAGATATTGGTCGATCTATTCACGTTCAAGAAAAAGATGAGACCAGGAGATGCAGGCTACGCAGACATGGCGTTGAACGCCGAAATGTTTCGGCGTCGATGAGATAAATTATTCCAGAATTGGTTCGCCAGAAACAATCTGGATTTCGGTCGCATCACCGGGCAAAAGATCGATTCGAAGATTTCCAACAATGACCTTCACGCCTTCGCCCATGTCGGCATCTGCCGACACCTGAACTGCAAATGAACCCAGAACACCAGCTGGTGTCAAGACGGCACTCATGCCGTCTGTAGCCACAGCGAGAACTCCCATGGCCGGATTAGTCAGTGCCCACAGAGGGAGGCCATCCACACGAGCGTCGTTTCCAAATTTATCGATCAGTTTCAAGGATAGAGGAAGTTTATTCGTGACTTTCAGCTGCATCTCAGTGATCTCCAATTTCATTCCACACATTGTTGTTGCAAACCTGATCTTGGTTATTCTTGGTAGGCGCAGAATATCCTCGATCCGATCCAGCCTATCAACAATCAAAAATCTAATCTCGTCAAAAGACACGACGGACTCATGTCTGAGTGCTTCGACTTTACTCCCAAGAATCCTGATTTCTTCAATGCAATTAGACATTTATTTAGTTTTCATGGCTGCTTCAATGCGTTCACTGAGCAGTTCTTTTGGAATACCCATGCCTACGTACCCTAGCACTTGCGCGACCGCTCTGATGCTCTTATAGAGGCCAAACGCCACAAAACCCATCTCGTCATTATGCAGGACACGTGACAAGATAAATAGCAGCTCTGCCAACCAACGGCAGACTACGAGTAAGGTCAACGCAGCAACAGCGATTTCCTTCCAATAAGCGTTGAACGGCAAGCTAGACACGATTGACAAGATATCGACAACGCTAATCTCAGATCCTCCTGAACACGAACAGAACAGCAATGCAAAAAAAATAAATTTGTTCATGAGTGAATCTCCTTTTTTAAAGCCATGGCAATGGCAGCATTTAGAGAGATCTGACCTGGATGAGTGTCTGGTATTTGGTATCCTCTAAATAACCGTAAATATTCAGACGCTTGCACTCCATTGCCGTCTGTAAAATTGATGCCCTTAAGCAGTCCCACTAGACCGCCAGGACCAACCAAATGCATCACGGCAATCGCTCCACTCATCGTTAGACTTTTTTCTTCTAGCGTAAACTTCCAATGCACATGAGCACGCAATTTGGCAACGTGGAGATCGAACACCAAGTCCTGCAACATCGGACAATCCAAAAAAGCCTGCTCAGTCAAGCCGTGTAGCCATTCGATCCTCATCCGAGTCATTTGCATACACAATCCGAGATCACACAATCGTACCTTGCCAAACTGATATCTCCCGAGGTACCCATAGCGGTTTTTGGCCTGATAATTGTTGCTGCTCTCTCGCTGTCCCAAAGCAGCTTTGAAAGCAGCATATGTGCGGGTCACGGCACCGTCTCCACTTCAAGGATAATTTGATTTCCTGAATTTCTGATATACGTCAGAATTTGTTCGATTTTTTGGATGGAAACATCCTTACTTCCACACCCAAAAAGAACCACGACAGTCAAAATTACGATCCATGTGCTGCTTTTCATCGGTCGTCCTTCCATGGCGATCAATAAAAAAAAGGCCGGGAAGATCCCGGCCAAACGCACTAAAGAACTTGCCACTGCGAAAGTGTCGTTGCGTAATCTCCTGGCGTAACAGCTTCATTATTCATCATTTTTTTGAACTGTTCGACCAGCGCGATCCCAGAGTTCAATTCATCTCTCGTCATCTGCGAGCCTGGGACGTGTCGCTGGGCATCGATATTGGCAATCATATCTCCTACTTCGTTTGCTAAGTAGATACTCAAAATGTCTTTGACTATCTTGAACAGTTCCACGCAATTCAACGCTACGAGATTCATCCTTGTGCCAAGTTGCTCCGTCGCTTCCGAAAGCTTTGCTCCCGTGGCATGCGACCCATATCTCAACTTGTTACAACTGACGATGTAATCTGCTGTCGAGACTGCTGCGTTATCAAAAAAATCAGCCATCTCAGAGCATAGAGTTACTCCAGCAACGTACTCAGCCTTGGTTAATTTTGTCGTCAACGTGGCAGCATCAGTGTCGTTGGTCAACGCCACGACCAGAACATTGGCATCTGTGGCCCAATACGCTTTTCCGATGTCAACGACTTCGCTGTGCATCGTGGTTAAGGCATCCACAACCAACTTGATCTTTGTTTGTAGTAGTCCTGTAATATCCATAAGTTACCTCAGTATTTCACTCGCAATGAAGTTTCGTTTCCGAAATCGAGAGTCAAAAGACCGAATTCCACGTAGCGCAAATATTTGGTGCCATTGTTTTCGATAGAGATCACGCAATCAGGCTCACCAAAAAGGCCTTCAACGTCTGGCCGTGTCCACATTTTGGAAGCTGCGGAACTCGCGCCATAGTAGAGATCTGACGTGCTCACGGCATTCAATCCCCACATGCATGCTGACGTGTAAACGAAATCAAATTTTTTCTGACCGTCTACATCACCGTCTGAAATCACAGATGCACCCACCAATCCAATATCAAACTCATCCTGGTAACTGTGCCATGCAAGGCCTCTGGCAGCCCAGAGTGTCGCAGATTCATACGAGCCAGCAGAGGTAACTGCGAAACTTTCCATGAGGCAAATGTCACATTCGCAGAGGTTTGATTGAACCAAGTTTGGATTCCACGTCGAATTGGGGAAATTATTGGCGTCGTCTTCTGTCCCCAACACGTAGCGCGGTTTCCACGAGTTGACAAAGCAAATGCACGCATCAGTCTGACTGTGGACAAAGTCTACCTTCTCGTTGAACGCCACCCGACCATTGGTAGACGTTGTGCCGTAATCATAGCCTGCCTCGTCCATGAAAATGCCGTCAATCTCAAGGTCGTTCCATTGATCGGATTTGGTCGCAAAGTTTTGGGCAGACTGGTTCACGGACACATACCCGAAGATGGAAATACAAGGATTCAGTTCGTACAGACGAGTTATGATGATGACGCTATTGGCGAAGTCCCCGTGCTCTGGGTTTTGGATGCCATCTCCCAGCACCAACATCCCGTACCGCGCCAGCTCCTGAGCTACCTTTTCATTGTCCCACCCGTTTTGAGCGGAGTTGAACGCATTGAGCCAGCCGTAATAGATCAGACAATTTCTCGGTTTCATCGTAAATCCTTTATGCGATACGCCAGACAAACATACGGGCATTGGACACATACACGGTGGTTCCAGCTGCTGGTCCCACGCGGAAATCAAAAGTTAGTGTATTAACTCCAGAAATATTACTGAGTTTTGAAAAACCAGAGATCAAAGGTTTCTCGGCAACATTTGATAAAAATGGCTGGAAATTTTCAATGTTTATCCCACCAATCTGAGTACGCACATCGATGCTTCGATTGGCGTTAGCTGATCGCCACATAAATTGAAAATTCATCAAGTAATCACCAAGAGACAAACTTGTTGGAGTCGTCAACGAGAGCTTGTTGTTCCAGGTGGTTTGTGAGTTGTCTTGAGTCTCTGTGTTGTCCTGCGTAATTTGTAACTCTGTACCAAAAGCGTTGCCATTGTCGAGCGTGTACGTCAATGCCCATGTTCCATTGGATGTGGCATTGACCCGTAACAAGACAACCGTATGAGAGTTAGCTCTTAGATTGGTCAATACATTTGCGCCAGCATCCTTGATCAGCAACACTTTGGTTGTAAAATTCCACACCTCATAAATCCAACCTTCGCTGAGCGTGGTTGCATTTGGCAGCACAACAGAGTGACCAGAAGCAGTACCCGTAAACTGCTGGCACAAACTAGATGCAGCCGTGAGCGTGGTTGTTCCGTTCAATGTCGTTGGTGTCACTGCGGGTGTTGGGATAAGCGTTTCTTCAATGGCTTGCTGCACGTTTTTTTTATTGATCGGCTGCGCCTTGCCCAGCGTGTTCCAGAATGGAATCGCACGCGCAATCGGACTTTTAAAAAACATCAGCGATACTCCTGCACAATGACATTGACAGTTCCGCTGGGAGCAATAGCGAAAATAGCGACATCACCGAGCGGTATGGACGCGTCTTGACGCGGCCACAGAACGCTTCCTTTCGTCGATCCTGTGGCTGTCACGCCAGTAGGGCCAAAATAAACCTCGGTCGTGTCGCTGTCGTTGGTCACGGTGACGATCTGGCGCTTAGGATCGCGTGTCGTGCTGGTTTTTAGTTCCACCTGAGTCGTACTCACGGCGACCACAAGGCTGGTAAATCCTGTGTCGTTTACATCCGCTCTGTCTGGAGATTCATTGATTCCCATTGGAGCCTCTATTTCGCCTTCTGTAGCGGTTTCTTGCCTTTGGGGATAGTAACACTACCCTCATCCGGTTTCGAGGCCTCTACGGGCTCAATAGACGGTTTCGGCAAAAGAGCAGCCAGACCAAGGTCAATCATTTCCTGATCGGCTTTTTCTGCATCCTCCACAGCTCTGACCAAATCACGATGTAACGTAAATGCCCAGGTCAGCACCTGACTTCCCGCCAATAGCTCCATGCCATCAACGGTTATCTGTGCGCGTTTGAGGTATTTGACCAACTCGCTACAGCGATCAAGATCACGTCTGGTTAGTTCAAGGCTGGCTTTTGATGGTTCACGAATTGACGGTGCCATGGTCTTATTCTCCTTTGTGAGACAGGAAACATCCCTGTCGCCCATCATCGCATCAAAAACAAAACATGGCACCGTCCAGAACTTACGCGACTTGCAAGAACCTCACATCGAGAGCACCACTGCTGGAAATACCGTAGAGATCCACACTTGGACCTAGCGGAATTTCCATGTTTGCTCCCGCAGCAATCCTAACTCCTGTCGTAGTAGCCACAGCACTGCCACCGACATACATGGCCTTGCCGCCCAGGTTTTGGACCAACACACGTTCACGGCCAGCAATGGATGTGCAAATCAATGTCGCTGTCGTGTCAGGGATCGACACAGTATTGGCTGCCAGAGAAATGTTTGGAGCACTGGTCGTCCTGATGCGCCGATAAAGATCCGAGATCACGTCGGCACGATCGCCCGTCTGTACCACTCCCAATAGGCCACTGATCGCACGACTACCGATCTTGATCGGTTTCCCGGCATCAGTATCATCATCGGCAACGTCACCACGGACGTGCAATGCTCCACTGGTCGCCTTTAGGCGGTCGTAAGTGGTTCCGTTGTAGCCCATCAAGAAGGCAATCGTATCCAGGCCGTGGACGTTGTTGTTGACCACGCCATCGCCAGGGAGGCCTACCGTGGTCCGCTCGACCTGTTGCGCTGCTCCAGGAGTCTCAGCACGGGTATGCCCAATGATACCTACGTTGTCAGGCAGCAGATTTGTGTCGTCAACATAGATACCGTCTAGGTTACACGTGATCGATCCACCTGCAATGTTGACGTCAAGAGCCCAGATATCTTCGGCTACCTCCGTAGCGTGTAACGCGCCTTCGCTGGTACGCAGATACGAGGCAACGCTGTCGCCTTCGCCTGGTGTGGTTGCGTCGTAAATCAGTTTGTCCTTGCCTAAGCCAGCTCCCATAGGAACCTCCCGTTACGCTAGAATTGGCGTTTGTCCTGTGGTGATTATATCAGGATGTGAAGGAGATTGATTTTTGTGAACACGATAGGTGTTAAGTCCACCATTCTATTTCTGTTTTTTCAGCAGCTTTTTTCCCGACCAGGCGCAACTTCAAAATTGACGTGAGACTGATATTGCTCACTTCCGTATTGCCTCCTGCACTGATCGTGACCTTGTGAGTCTGGGGACCGCTGCCATAACTGAGCGTGACCACACCCACAGTCGGATGCACGATGAAAGATCGCGTGCCAATAGGCAGGTCGTGCGTGTACTCCTGTAGGGCTATAGGCATGTCTAGGATCGTCTGGTGTGGCGTGTTTGGCTCAGACACGACCACTGACACAGCCGTGCCTCCAGAGAGCCCTTGAACCGTGACAACAGGTAGTTCGATGACACTCATCGATGAGCCTTCCCAATCGCAAATGCGTTCAAAATGCCCGTCGTTATGCTCCCATGCGCATACACGATCCGAACATAGCGATATCCCACCACACCTAGATCCCAAAGCCACGTCAGGCGGGGATTATCGACTGCACGATAACTACCAAGGATCACGTCCCAATGGATATTGTCGTCACTGGCCTCGACTTCGATCGAGCCGTCTGTGGCATCGTTGCCAGTCCACCATGCCTGCACACTGCCCATCGACATCTCTTTGAAGTCGGCTGAACCACTCGCCAAAGACACGCTCATATCATGATCTTCAAATAGGTAGGCTCGATGAATGTCGCGTGCTGATTTGCTCGTCATTTTCTCGATTGTACTTCCATAATAATTTTGATGGCTGACGTATTCTCAACAATTCGATCAAGCAGAACAATCTGTTTTTCTTGGTGTTCCTGACAGTTTTCACACGATACAATATGTCTGAGAATCACGTCGTGATCGTCTTTTTTCCACTCGTCATTTTTATGAAAAATAAACTTGTCTATTATTGCTTTCGGAATACCGAACACTTTGGCAGCCTCCCACGCTCCCCACACTGCTATAGCTGCTGTGATCGTGATGTCAGACATTAGACTCGTTCCGCCTGGATCGTAACATCGACCCCTGCGTAGGTTACACGGGCGTTGACGTAAGTGGCGTCGAGCAACTCGTGAGTCAAGTCCATCCCTACTGTCCCATTATACTGGGCAGAGCTGAGACGTGCCGTGGCACTCGTTTCGGTCCTGGTGAGGATTTCGATAGAGCCCTTCCCATTCAAGTCGATCACCTGGCCCTGCTTCACGTTGGCAGACAGCAGGCGCTCTCGTGCCACGTTGTACTTGTCGTTGAATTCGTATTTTTTGGCGGGAAGCCATCCCATCTTGACCTTCACCAGTCCAGAGAACCGGATGGCCTTCTCCTGCTCGTCGTTCAGCATGGTCAATCCAGCTCCTGGCAAATTGTGTCGATCATCTCAGGTTTGATCACGGGCTTTTTGCAGAGCCATGCAGACGGCCATTTGGCGTATCCTGCGATGGATTTACCGACCACCGAGCACGCGATGCATTTGGCGGTGCAAACACCGTCTGGGACGAATTTTAGGCAGGGCTGCACATCGAGATCTTTTTTGCAGATGCCGACTTTGGCGACGAGATTACTCACGTCTGACTTCATCTCGTCATAGCCACCACACTCACCGTAGCCAGCAAGGCCAGTGACGATAACCTCAGTGATGGGCTCGTTGAGGGGGCAGGTTTTGCAGGAGCCTAGGGAAAGGGCCAAGATGAGGAGGAGTAAGTGTTTCATGTTAATTCACCACATAAGAAACAGAGGCACCGCCCAACATACCGACGTAAGTATTAGTCCCAAAATTGGCGTCATTCGCTCCGAAAGCGAGATATCCCCCACCAGCATTTGCATGCGTAGCTCCATAAATATATAAATTGCTGGCAGTTGTGCTGTTTGAACCAGAATCGTTTCTAGCAAATACCATAAGAAGTACAAATCCCGTACCACTGGGACGTAATGCTGCTGGTATTGTCCCCGCAGCTATGGTGAATACGCCGACAGCTGGGGCAGATCCCCAAATTCCGGCTTGGAACCTCAAGGTAACAACATTTCCAGATTTAGCGTATCTAACTACATCTATGGCCATAGGTGTTGCTACACTATCCTTCCATGTAACAGTAAAAGTTCCGCTGCTTTCTGTAGCTACAGAATAACCGTTGACAGTCAGAACACCATCTCCAGTCAAAGCCATCTTCTCTGTGCTAGCACCGCCAACTGTTGAGCTGCTGTACCAGCTAAACGCTGTAGCGGACCCACCAGCAGCGTCTCCCGCACTGAAAAACGTCTTTCCAGCGTTAGCGTTCTCGTTGCCACCTAGATATAAAGTTGCACCTCTCGTTGAGTTACCTGAACCACCTCCAGCAAGAGACACCGCAGCACTGTCTGCTCCGTCTGCCGTATTAGTCGTAAAAGTTGGATTGGTTAAAGTCCAGGTGCCTGTGCTAGTTAGCGATGCCTGCTTCGTCACCACCCCACTAGGCGCAGTGTAGAAATCAATCGGTGTATTCGACTTCGATTCTTTGATGACCACGCCAAACGCAGTGCTGGCGAAGAGGGCTAGGATTAGAGGGATTAGACGTTTCATATTGAGAGGCTCCTTTTCAGAGTTCGGCGTCAAAGAGTAAAAACGCTACTGGACTAGTATTAGGAATTAGCTGATATGGGCGAAAAGCTGTCAACCCACAAGCGGTACAAATGAGAGAAACATTTCCCATAGTAGGACTACTTCCATTGCCGCTAAGACTTGGAAGAGACGTAACGGCAGTTGCTGAAGAAAAATCATATAACCTGTAATCAGCAGCGGCAGCAGAAGTCATCAAAGATGTAGGAGTAACCCTCATAGTAACAGGAAAAGGAACCATAACACTCGCAGCAGTTGTTGAAATGGCGAACCCTACAGCCAGTGGATTGGCAGTTCCTGTATAAGACACTTTATAAGTATACCGCTGAACAAGTTGTTGTTCCCCACCAATCGTCCCCCCTGCCAACTGGAAGGGAGCGGCGACGGAACCTTCGTTGAGCATGACTTGTGCTAATTTGAAATTAGTGGCCCCACTCTGCACCCCATTCACTTGGCCAGCACCACAGTGGTAGCTGCCAGCCACCCATGTGCTAACCGAAGGAGCTTGAAGACTAGAACCACACACCAAATGCCATCCGATCATCAATCCAATACCAGTAGAAAGATCCCACGTTCCAATTGTAGGAGCAGGGACTGTAATGATCTTCTTTTCCCAAGTGTCTGTCACATTCACAGGGAATTGTGCTATGTAAGTTGCGTCCACCGAACCAGACCTTAATGCTACGTTGTACAACCCAATCTGCGTAGCCTTAACCCAAAACGATAGAGTAAACGTCTTTCCGTAGAGAGCTGCCCAGTTATACCCCTCAACTCTGTGGGATAACATCAACCAGTCAGAAGAACCAATTGAGGCTTGTGGCGTTGTTAACGTCATGTTAAAACTGTTTGTTGATGCCCACTTACTCTGAGCCAAAGTAGGAACATCATTAGATAGTCCCACCTCATGAACCATTGTACCGCTTTTATCATAGCGGTAACGGTCTACGGAATATTGAGCAGTAACGATAGAAGTGAACACCGTCCCACGTTGGAAAAACGTCATATCGCCGTTGATGATATAATTCTTCCCCGCAAACCCGCTCCCACTCACGCCATTCACAGGATCAAAAGTCATGAGCGTTTGAGCAGTGCCTGTGGCGTCTTTGGGTGCAATGATGACAGATCCACCATTACCACGGGCTGGCACCACCCAATCATCGGATGTGGCCCATGACTGGCCAGCCGTAAACAAAACCAAAAAAGCAAAAATGAAGCGCATGGATTCTCCTTTATCTTACTGTGATTCTCACAGGTTCAGACACAGACGGCACCAGAACATCGATGTCCCCGCGCAGATACTTGTTGCCATCAGCAGTGACCCAAATCGAGTCAACGATGGGGACAGGCTGCCAGCCATTGGTCTTCTTCTGAACCACGGCAATCTCTGTCGGGCTGTCACCAAACATCTTCGAGCAGACGTAAGCCGTGCTCCCAGATGCCAATTGCCCAAGAGCCGTAAACTCGAACATGCTGCCCATGATCGGAGCTGCTGCCTGCGGCAGAGGAGAACCACCAGCCACGATTTTATATTTCAGCGTGCTCGATGGCGTAATGCCAGTGCCGTTAAAATAGATCGTGGTGTCGTTCCAGTATGTGACTAAACCAAGCGTACATTCCCGCTGCTTGATTGTTCCCGCTGTCACATCCCATTCGAGGTAGGACACCGCTCTGATCGCGAATTTGTCCGCCTGACCGTGCGTTGCGCTTGCGGGGAGCGCCGAATCAAACCATGGACTCTCGTATTGCTGCGAGCTGGAGACGAATCCATTGGCCACCCTGGGACAGTAATAGAGACCAATCTCGACACGATCACTGGAGGCAAACGTCAGAGAAGAAAAATCGAAAACCGTTGTGGTCGCGTTGTTGTCGGTGCAATACGTTTCAGCGGAAAGCGGAGTCCGTTTGCCCGTCAAAAATGTCACAAACTCCAAAGTGGGAGGAAGGTTCGGCCTACCACTCAATCCATGTGTGACAGTTTTGACCGCAGCAGACGTGGCACTGTCCAGTTTTTCCTCGATGTAAGAAAAAAACGATCCGAGCGGATCATGGCGCAACGACGCCATCGTCGCAAATGTTGATCCTGTACCCGACCATACCGTCCCTGTTGTCGCCGATCGAATCACCCCACGCGCAACATAGCGATTGAGGTTCGCGACCTCTGGAGCGGTCACAGACAGGACCAGATTGGCCTGAGTAACAGCGTAAAGTCTGCGACCATTGTCTGAGCAAACCGTTACTGCTCCAAGCGTGTTCAGATCGATGTACAAAAAATAGGACGTGGCATTGGCTGGACTTCCGCCCAAGATGGTGTCCAGATTTACCGTCATGTCTTTGCCGAAATCAGTCGATGCTCCACCAGTCCCGTCGTAAGTCGCAAGCTCCCTGCCATCAGGGAGCATCAAATATCCCCCCTTGAGGATCGCATTGGGATCTGTGATCGATTGCAGCTTAAAGGAGGCATCTCCAGAGGCTCCCGGCTTCCAGAGCTTCGTAGCGAGGTCATAGACCATCGCCTGACCATCTTCTTTCCCTGCGGTATCCACATCGGTCAGCTCATTCAGCTCCAGGGGATCGTTGAAGACCATGAGGACTAGATCGCGTTGAGCACCAGAATTATTGGTCACAGTGAACTGTTTTTTGGTGTCACCGACTTTGGCGATGATGCCAAAAGACGCCAGCGTGGGAGTCGTGTCTTCTGTGAGGAGTGTTATTTCCCCAGTGACCGTGTCCCACAGATAGAGGTCGTAACGTAGATTGCCAATTAACGTGTTGAAATTATGGTCACAATCAACAGAAGTAGAGTCATTGAGGTTTTCGATCGTAAAGAATCGGCTGGAAAGAGAATCACCGATTTTTAGATAGATGCTTTCGAGGCTAGAATGTAAACCAGCGCCAGCAGAGGTACCGAGTATTGGATGATCTAATTTCAATCGTGAAATTATTGTCATTTAAAACCTCAAAGTTTCCACGCAGCTAAAATGTTTTTCTTGTCATGTTCGCTGCGTTCCCGTCGCCTAGACGAGCCATCAACGAAGACCTCACATCTAAAATCCCTACTGATACCTGCCATTCCCACGATCGTTGATCTGAGCGTTACCGTGCCCGACGAGAAAGGCGAACCCATTGGAGCACCAGCCATCCACTCGAAATTGACGAATTCTGAGCCATCACATTCCCAGAGTGCAACTGTCTCCCACGTGCGCGTGTCTTCAGCCTCGATTGCTGCCCGAAGCAAATTGGTCTTGTTAACACACCACGCACCGTCCGTAGCAAGAGCACCGCTGTTATTCCAGATCCCGAATCGAGATCGCTTATCGTCTGAAAAATCAAAACGCCAGCGCAGACGATAGAGCGATTTATCGGTGTTCAATCCCCAAACTTTTTTTGGCGTGGTCATGAGCATAAATCCTTATAGGACTAGGCAGTAAAGCTATAAGCGACCACATAATCCCATTGCAAAATACCGCCATCTGGAGCTGCTGATTCGAGATAAAAACGTAATTTTATGTGCGCCCGATCACCGAGCGTGGTGTCCGCAGCTTTCCCGATTTTGCCAGTTACTGGCGTAACGGCATCAGTCTCAGTTCCCGCGTTGTTGTAGGACAAGGCGTCAACGTGCAACGGGTAAGCAGACGCGAGATCGATACCATCCGTGCTGCTGTTGCCGTAAATTTCGACCTGTCCACGGGAGGGCAGAAACGCGGAAAGACCAAGACTAGCAGCGATGTCAGCGTCGTGTTCGATCCTGAGACCGCTCGACAGGCCGTCGCTGTTATTCGATGTGGCTTCATTGTCAGCTGCGCCTTTGGCAATCAGCGTGGCAATATCGTTTACAGAACTATCAGCGCCACCGTAGGTTCCTGAAAATTCAGCGATAAACGTCTTGACGTCGGTAATGGGATCGATCGTCGCGTTGTGCCGAATGAACAGATTCATCCATCCAGTGTTCGCGGATTTTGACGTGATCGGGCAGTATTCGTTGTTGACACAAGAGCCCAAATCTAATCCGCTCGATCCACCAGCCAGCGAATCAGCAATTTGAGCGCCATTGATCGTTTTGGCGACGGTGAGAACTACGGCCATGACTTACCTCTCTCAGTTACGTTTCTTCTGTAATAGTGGCCGCGTAGCCACCGACGATACCAGCATAACCTGGATTCCAACCAGGAAACGGGACCAATTGCATCGACCACAACTTCATAATTATTTTGACTCCGCTCTGGTCTTGACCTATGTCCCGAATCATAGCAGGCACGTTCTCAAATATCGATGCGCCAAAGGAAACATTAATCAAAACCCAATCCCCAAGGTCTTTTAGCATTGCCCGAGGAGAGACGTTTATTTCGACTAGTTCACTCTGCGCCGATGCTAAACGCAATATTTCTGTGCATTGCGCTTTGACCGTGATTTCGTCATACAGATTTGGGAAAACGATTTTTTTGCTAATCTCTTTACCCATTTGAGTAATGGCCGCTTGATTTCGTAACACGCCTGTCTGCCGTGTGTTGCGCTTATCCAAAGGACTGAAATTGTAATCTCCTGCCACACGGTTGAACGTGTTGCGGTCATCCAGTTTTGGTCTGAATGAGTCTCTCTCAGCATCCCAGGTCTGGATCGAGAAAGAAGGCGCTGCTGGCCAATCTTCAAAATGCATTGAATTTATTTTAATTTTTCGATTGGAATCGATAAATGCTTCGAGTCGCACTTGCTCCAAAAGGCTAAGTGCAAACTGCATAGCCTGCTGTTTCTCAGCCTCAAATACTCGCGCCTTGAACGTGGCCACAGCACTCTGTGCTGGCGTGATCTTAGCCATGTACGTAGCCCAATTGGCGTGGAAATCACCTGCTACGGCTCCACCGTATGTCTGCAAGATATCAGCAGCAATAGCTACAATGTTGTCGCTGTTGCCGCCTAAGTTTTTGCCACGGCATCGGACAACAAACACATCAGACGACGAATAGAGAAATTCCTTACCGCCCACCCACAGCACACCCAAGTTATTCTGTGTCACAGTAAACTGGTTATTGGTCCCTACCAGTCCTCCGATCTCGGATATCGGAACTGCATAAAACCCATCACTGCGCTTGAGATAAATCTGGTCGGTCTGTAACTCTAGCAATGCCTGTGTCGTGATCACGCATTGCACCGCAGCCCGAGTGCCTATCGCAGCTGGCCGAAAACGATGCTGTCCCGTTTGTGGTCCCGTCATAGCGATGGCCAACCCACCAGGGAGCGTGGCCAAACCAAAATTATCAACATCGAGCACGACGGCGTAATAGGTACCGCCAGGGCTCAGAGGAGATGGGAGAGTCCCATTGGTGTCAATTTCAATCGGATCGTCTGTATCGAGGCAATGAGAAGCCGCAGTTACTATTCCTGGTGCGCCTACAGTGATCTCGATGTTGCTGTCGCGCCAATCGAGAAAAGGATCTCCAGAATTGACCACGACCGCAGGAACGATGGCAGGATTTGGATCTAGTGCCACAGTCCAATCGCCATATATTACTGGGATATATGTCCCCGCCACGGCAGCACTGATTTTTGGGTATGTGGCCTGATCCCATACCGCCATCGGGAAATCAGCGTTCAGACGATCAAATTCATCCCTAGCGATCACAGTCAATGACTTGTTATCCCTAGAGAATCCACCAACTTCTGTCACATAGCCCTTGAACACCGTGGTGTAAGATGATGCGATGTCGAACAATCCACGTTTAATCTCCAGAGCCTTTCCCACCCATCCCGACCAGTTTATTCCTCCTGGCATTAATGGGTTATAGATGCCGTCCACGTTTGAAACACTGATCTGCAACGTCGAGAATTCCAGCACAGGTGCCAGCCATTCGCCGATCGTGCGCTTGATCGCTGGAAGCTGTATCCGTGATCCGTAATATGTGTTTCCAACATATTTGTTTCGGTCACTGGCATGAATCGTGGCAGATGGCGTTTCGATATCTGCGATGGTTTCCAGGCGAAAAACCAAATTGTCAGCGCAGGCATCGAGCAATACCTGCGTGATTAACATGGCAGTTTCGTAGGGACGCCTATCACTCCAAGCCATGGTTTCCCCTTCAAAGGCTTTCGTCTACTTCGATTGAGAACGTTAGATAGTCAGTGCCACCATCTTCCGCGTTGCTGATTACGGTCATGTCTGGCAACTGAGTCAATTTAGCAAACACCGAATATCGTTCAGGATTATATGGCGTTGGAATCCAAAGAACTTTACTGGTTGTGCGAGCCGTCTGGAAGACGGTATCCAGTTGCTGATAATTCTGACGATCAAGAGCCAAATTCTCAAACTGTAGGCGCAGACTTCTGCGCAACGCACGGTCGTTAGAGACGTTGGTGTAACCTTCCGTTGCCATCACGTCCTTGAAATCACGCAAACCAGAAATCAGTGGTTGGACGAAGTTTTCGCTCATCGTGAAAATCCTTGCAGCACCAAACAGGACAATCCCGACACGCACAAACGTATCCGGGTTTGCGTTGTCGATGAATGTCAAACGCCAGTACCGCCAACCATCATGTGGCAGCGATGGAGAGATATAGTAAATATCTCCAGTCGTTACCTCAATCGGGATATTCACTCCGGTAGTCGCAAAATTGTCGTTGCTGCCTTGCAGACTGACTACGGCTCCACGAGTGAGATTGTGGTTCAGGATGGCTAACGTATCCAAGAAAACGCCTTGAGGCAGACCAGAGTCACACGTCAACGTGACAAATGCACTGGTACCGTCAGGAGAGCGGAAAACTTGTTCTGGCACATCCGTGTTGACGTTATTTGGGGAGAAATCTGGATTGCTTTGGTAGGGATAAGACGTCCAGTTATTCCCCAATAAAGCAGCTGTGCCTCGACTTGGGAAGACATCCATAAAGCGCAAGCGACGAGTGTTGTAAATGACGGCTGTAACCTGTGCAACAGTACGATCTCCACGCATCATCTGCGCTTGATGATGCGCTGGAATCTGCTTATGGATGATCATCTGAATCTGAGTATGCTGCTCAACTTCTCGGTTGATAATCCCCAAAACCTGGAGAGGGAGTGGATTAAGTATCCGAATGCTGTTGTAAACCTGTGTGGGATTGGCAAGCAGGTGATCGACAATGTGCATCAGCACCTGGACGTGGCGATCACTATCCTTTTTGACCACTGCCTCCACCTGCAGATTGAACTCAACTTCTTTTTTGTTCTCCAAAATAACTTGCGTGTGTTCGTAGGCACCCATCCGATAAGAGCAATATCCAACACCGCAGTATGGATCTTCGCAATATCCGGCAATGGCATGGTGGGCCAATTTGTCGAGCAGCACACTGCCGTGGATTATTTTGCTCTGATCTGCAAGGAACAATGCCACTTGCGTACGTAATGAGGTCGTGGTGCTCCGAAGCATCTCAACCTGGGTATTTGTCGCATGCAATTGAGCAGACAGAAGCAACTCAGCCTGGGACATTGTGGAGACCTGTTTCTCGACTATGCCCATCAGCGTTTGGCTCGACGCAGCGCCTTCTCGGTCTGAGACATACCGCATGATTTGCGATGGCAAGGTATCCAATGCGGCAACAATGTCCAGGCTTACCTGACAAGGCATCGATGAGAGGGATCCAATATCTATTGTCACTTGACTTGGCGCAGCGTCTTCTCGGTCTGAGACATACCGCATGATTTGTGACGAAAGAGCAGCTAACTCGTCAGCAATTATCATGCCTGTTTGAGAAGATACCGCCACGCTCGCTTCGATCACTAGTTCAACTTGCGCGTTAGATGCTTCCTCTTGATCGAGCACAAACATGGAAACCTGGGATTGCTGAACTGCTGGCTCATCGACGATTGCCATCAGTACCTGGCTATTCACCGCATCCGTGGCATTAACGAGCTGCAAATGCACTTGGCCGTTTATTTTGTTTGACGCATTAATTATCTGTGCTACCTGCGCAGCAATGCCGTCTTCTGCTCTCCCTCCACAGTACGTTTCCTCGCTGGCGTAAGCGGTTTCGCAGTAGCCATAAAATGTCAGACTCATGGTTTACCTCGTCTGTACGCCAGCAGCAGCCAGCACAAAAGCACCGTCAAGAGAACGACGTTTGAGATGTTGATCGATAGCCGGTATCACCTGGCGTTTGATTTCATCCGCATCCAGTATGGTTTTGGCATTGATCGTTACGTTGAGTTGTACGGTCTGTGGTGCTGATGTCCCAGCAGATGACACGGGAATCCCTCGACTGGCATTTATGGCAGCGAGTGTTCCGGCATTAGCCGATGCGCTGCGAGCATTGACGATAAATTCACCAGGAGAAGCCATAATCGGGATGATGTCCGCGCCAATTGGCCGAGGCACAGCAAGACCTTCCGCAGCATAAATCGGCTGTAGCTTGCCACCTGTTGACCAGGGAGGCCATGTTGCACCACCACCACCACCAACTGCTGGTATCTCTAATTTCCAGTTCACAAGAGACGAAACAGCATTGATGAAGTTCTGTAGCCAGGTTGGCGTTGCTATAGCGGGGAATGAAGGAAGTGCTGGAAAACGTGGCAGACTAGGGAAAGACGGCAATGCTGGCCATTTGAAAGCGTTGAATGACGGCCACGTGAATTTGGGCATCGTTGGCCACGACCAGTTTGGTAATTTAAACGATGTCAGCGGAGTGACTACTTTGTCGATCACAGTCTGCCATGCTGAGTTGAGACCGTTGATGATTGGGTTCACGATCGAGTCCAACGCGAACTGCCAAACAGCTTGTAACCCGTTGATGAGCGGGTTCACGATCGAATCTAGAGCGAACTGCCAAACAGCTTGTAACCCGTTGATGAGCGGGTTCACGATCGAATCTAGAGCGAATTGCCAGACGGCCTTAAATCCATTGATGAGCGGGTTCACGATCGAATCTAGAGCGAATTGCCAGACGGCCTTAAATCCATTGATGAGTGGATTCACAATCAAGTCCAGAGCGAACTGCCATACCGCTTGTAGACCATTGATGAGCGGCAAAATTACATTATCGAGAACCCACTGCCAAACGGCTGTAATTCCTTGAATAATTGGCGTTATTACCTTGTCGATAACCCATTGAAATACAACCGTCAACGCGGCCCAAGCTTTTCCCAGCAGGTCAAATATTCCGCGCCAAACTTCTGTCAAAGCAGTCCACGCTCGACCAAGTAAATCAACGATTCCTCGCCAGACCTCTGTCAGCACAGCCCATGCCCTATTCAAAAGATCAAAAATAAATAGCCATACCTGACGCAATAATTCCCAGACTGTCGTTAGCATTCCGATGATTCCACGCCAAACCTCGACGAGACCAGCAATCATGCCTTCCCAAACTTTCGAGAGCCAATCGCTAAATTTACTCCACCAACTGTTCAGAGATTCCTCTCCAGCCGTGGTCGCCTGTGTAATCGCATTTCCGATCGATGTAGCAACAGATGTCGCACCTTTACTGACACGCTCAAAATCCTTGACCGCAAACAACTTGCTGGTATCTGCACTCACGACCTGGCCGAGTTTTTTAAAGGCTCCTTCTAATTTTTTGGGCAAATCAATCAACGCTGCTGGTGCCTTGATTGCGCCAAAACCTCCACCCATTATGCCTTTTAAAGCCTTGCTCAAGCCTGATGCGATACCGCGTACAAGAGCGAACACTATTTTTGGAATCGATCGAATGATAGAACCAATAAGGCGTTCAGCACCACCTTGCATAAAAAACTGATCGATAAACCCACCGACGATTTCTCCTTCAGAGGCAATCAATCCATCGACAAAAGCAAAAATAACGTCATCTATGTTTTCCAAGAGATTCGCCACGAGGGAAGGAATGGCACGGAAAATCTCGACAGCTAATTTTGGTAACGTCTGGAAAATGCTCGTCAGGATCGCAGGTAATTTGTCAATGATAATGCCTACAGCATTGACCAATCCATCGAGCAAGGGAGCAATGATTGACGGCAACATTTCCACCAGTTTTGGAATCGCATCCATCAGAGCGGCAATGATTCGCGGAAATTGTTGACCTATGGTTTGAGCAATTTTTGGTAATGAATCCGCAATAGTAGCTATGAGTTGCGGAAAAGCGGCCACGATCTTATCGACAATCCCTGGCAAAGCGGCAACGAGCTGTTGCACCATGACAGGAAATTGAGACACGATTTTATCGATCACACTCCCCAACCGTGTCATGGCCGTCGTGAGCATTTGTGGAATGCTGCCGACAGCATCGATAATGTCGCTGACCACATCAACGTATCCTCCTCCAAATAATCCCTTGGCTACGGAGAACGCGCCTTCCAAGACTTCCCCAACGTAATCGGCAGCAATCATGATCGCAGTGCCAATCGCGCTAGCAACTCCTTTTCCCATCTGCCAGAGTCCAGACCATACCGAACCAGTACCTACCGCTTTAAAGCCCTTGGAGATCTCTTTAAAGGCATCCCGCATCGTCATCGGTAGTTCGGACATCTTGATCGCTGCCAACTCTTTGGCAGCCTTTGCAGAGCCCTGTAACACACGCTCCATTTCAGGAGTCCACGTCTCGTTTTGCAGAGCATTGAACCGCTGGAGATCGATTGCTGCCGTTGTGCGCTTTAGATCAGCTGCGACCAGTTCTCTCTCAGTCATCCGCTGCTTGTCGAGAGACTGCTGTAATTCATCGGCTTTGGTAACTGCCTCGGTCATCATTTTGACACGCAGTTTGTCCAACTCGATATTGCCGCGAACGCCTTCTGCCTCGCGTGCAGCAGCCAGTTGATTTTTAATTTCCGTAGTCAACATGCCACGGATTTTCAGTTCTCGCTCAAACTGCACGATCGCTTCACGAGCAGCAGTTGCTCGCAGAATGATGGCCTGCCCTTCGGTTAGACCAGCCTCGGAAATGGCTTGCTGATTGTCTTTGTAGCGTTTCAGGATCTCATCGAGCTGCTTTTTCAAATCGTCAGTGAGTTTCACTGCTGTGCCTACTGACGCTTTTAAGACAACTCCAAAATCTTTTGCTTTAGCTTCTGCTTCTTTCAGCTTTTTTGCTGTAAGATCAGTGCCTTCAGCCAGATTGCGCATGAACTTCTGGCCTTCGGTAAACACCTTTCCTGCAAAACCAAGATCGAGACCTTCGCTGAACTCTCCCGCAGACACAGCCATGGATTCCAAAAGACCATCTATTTTTCCCAAAGCCGCTTCTGTTGGTCCTCCCATCCCAGGGATCATGCCGATCAGATTTACCAACTCACGCACGACAATTACCGCGCCACCGATAATGTGCAAAAATGAGGTAGCAAAAAGTTTTCCCAATTTGTCGATATTGCGGATGATCAAATCAATCGCTATGGCCGTTGTCACGGCTCCAAGTGCAACTGCAGTAAATTTGACAGCCGTAACGGCTATCGAAGCAGAGGCTGCCGTGAACGCTTTGGCCATAGCCCATAGGCGAGCTGTAATCAGCGCAAAGCCAATCTCGATCAACGGAATCGACGCAATAATCAGACTCAAATTACTCGCCACGGCAAAGACCGCAACAGCAGCGGCAGCTTGCAAAACAGCCCGTGTAAACGAGCCAAAGATTCCTGTCCAATCGACATCGATAAACGCAATTTTCAAACCGCCAAAAAAAGCCAAAACTTTGTTGCGTGCCTCGACAACAACTGGGATCAGACTTTTCAGTTCCTCGACGATATCAAAAATAGTTTTGGCTATCGGACTAGGACCAGCATTTAGGCCAGGGATCGTAAATGCTGTAACAGACAACTCTCCAAGAGATTGTTTTAATTGTTTAAAACCATTCTTTATTTGCTCTGTGCGCCCAAGCATTGTTCCGGCTTCTCTCTCCGCGAACCCTTTCATTTTGTTGGCTACATATTCAACGGCTCCACCTGCCTGGAGCATCTCAGGAGTCATGTCCCTCACAGCTTTGATGTACCGGCCTATCCCACGAGCATTGCCCGCCAACGATGACAGCAACTGCTGAAAAGCTTGATCGACGTCTGTATCCATGACCGCAGCCAGGTCCACGCTCCCACGCAACAGTTTGTCTGTCATGTCTGTGGTTAATCCCAGCGCTTTAGACTGAGCGGCCAACTTCATCAATGTGTCTTCACTGGCCGTGCTGTTGCGCTGAATCTCATTCGTAAGGTGTTCAAAATGTTTTACTCCAGCCTCGACATCTTGACCTTGATTGGCGAGAGCGAAACTTAGCTTGAGTACGTTTTTTTCAGCCTCAGCATATTCATGGATGCCAACCATTTCGACGATCTTACCTAACGCCGACCATGCTTTTTGAGCCAACTCAAGAGCCTGATTCATGGTGATGATATTAAGACTCAGACGACCCATTGAACTGACGACTTGTTCGGCAGTATTTACAGCCTGTTGCATAGCAGGAGTGAAGTTGTCTTGCACGCCTAGTGTTACAAAAAAATCAGCGGAAGAACTAACTGCCATGGTTTACCTCTCGATTGGTGGAGATCCGGTAGAGCTTCCACCTTTTTTGCCAAACACTGCGGCCAGAACCTTGCTCGTGAATTCACCAACATCATGCCATATCATGGCGTAAGTTCGCGCTGTCCATCGCTCCAGGAACACATACAAGGCGTCTGGAAAGACTGCATCTTGTCGATCCAAACCGCCGTCTCTGGGCATTATACCCGTTGACCGAGCGATAGAGCATTGCATGAATAATTCGGCAATTTCAGGGTATTTTGTAGCCTTCCCTGGGCAAAATCGATAGTCGAGGCTGGACTCGTCAATTCGAATTGGACGCTTGATGTTTTCAAAACCAGGATCCTCACATTTGCGTTGTGCGATCCTGGATGGAGGACAATTGGCACAGGTGAAATTTTTGAGCGCTCTGCGATTCGCAAAAGAAAGATCAACCAGAGCGCAAATTAGTTTTTTGCGGATTGACGATCACGCAACACGCTGCCTTTGGTCATGCTTGAGAAAGCAGCAGAAATTTCTGTGATTATTCCCAATCGAGCAAGCTGGTCAAGCGTTTCGTCCGATACTTTGCCATCAGCTGTGCGCTTAAAAAGCAGGTGTTCCTCCACGGGCAAACTGACAGGGTTTTTGATATCCTTCAGGACGTGGCGCACTACGGCCAGATTATACGATCCGATCCCAGGCTTCATCGTTCCATTCTCTGTTACGCCAGCAATCATGGCATCTTCAATCTCGCTGTTGCTTTTCGCATCCAGATCAAAATTGCAGAGAAATCGAGTGGGCTCTTTCCCAGAAAGCAAGATGAGATACTTCTCATCCAGTGTTTTGGCATAGGCATCAGCATCGCTTACTTGCCAGTCAATCGCGTCATCAATCTTTGAAATCATGCACACGGCATTATGTCGATTCCCTATTTGATTTCCCTTGATTGCCATCGTTTTATCCCTATTTGTGGTAAATCGTGTCAGCAAAAACGTACCACACAAATAAAAAAAACCTCATCAAAAATTTTGATGAGGCTTCTAAAGGAGAAAGTGATGCTCAACCTGTCAGGGGTTATTCAAACGATACCACGACAGGATCTTTTGCTCCAGGAGTGGACTCAAAAAGGTTTCCCTCCAGCGTGACAGGCGTTGTCCCGTTCTCAGGGACTTCAATCGTCGGTACTGATGGAATCCATTTGGTCGCACTGATTCGCATTGCACGACCAGTTGTCGGATCCCCCAAGAGGAACACGGGATCGAGACCGCTGAAGTCACGCAACTTCACAATCTCACCAAAGTTCTCGTTGCTCAAATCAGCAGTCACACTCAGTTTCATCGTGCAACGATTGCCAGCCACAAACCCGGCATTCGCATCTTTGCCGAAATAAGTGTCCAGGTCGTTATGATCATTGGCAATTTCCAACGACAAATTACTGGTGTCCACAGCAGATCCCGCCGAACGCAACTTGAATGAACCAACGAGATCCGTAAAGATCGCGTTTTTCGCCGTGGTACCCAAAGCGCCAGGATGCCAGTACACGACAAACCCACTGGCAGGGATGGTCACGACAGACGACAACGTGATCGTGTGTCCAGTCTCATCTCTGCTCAACACAGTCAAAGATCCATCGAAACCATCGAGAATAGTACGGCCATCCGCATTGAGCGTCATAACAGGAGCGCCAGCCTCGAAGCGCAATTCTTCGCCGCTCGTCAATGGGATAAGAGCCACACCGCTAACTGGTGTAGAGATCTTGCTGATCCCCGCCACGACCGCCTTACTGGCCTTGCCTGCCCATTTCATCGTCGCTGGCGCAGCACCGTCTGCTGTGAGCGTGCCTGAGCGCACGTAGCCTCCCGTGTAATATTCAGCAAAGATCGTGCTGACACGAACCAGGGAGAACGTGAAATTGGGCAGTCCTTGTTTGTAGACGATTGTCGTTCCTGGCAATTCTTCGGTTCCCAGAAGCTGCTGCCACAACAATTTGACTGGCGTATCAAGGCTGGATCCAGCAGAACCCGACATATTGATGTAGGTGTCAAAGTCAAATTCAGCAACTTTTTTCTGCTTGATGACGCCACTATGGAACCGTCCACTGCGGTGAGCGTTGCTTTCGATCGGTTGATTGAACGACGCGCCACCCGTGGTATGGAGCAAGAAATCTTGATCGTTGGTTCCTACCGTTTCGACGCCCAGATTGGCCACGCCTATCTTGAGATCGTCAGCCACATTATTAGACGTGGCATCGGTCACGACCACCTTGCTGGATGTCCCACTGCCTTGGCTGGTGATCACATACGTGGTCCCATACGTCACGGTCACACGCTCATCACGACTGGCTGCGATCAATGCGTCATTGATCTTGGTCTCAAGGGCAGCAGCAATCAACGCTCCAGAGGTAAGACCAGTCACAACCAACGTCACAGTCACAGCCACAGTCATGCTGTCCACGACGATTTTAAACGATGTGTCGGTTCCTGCGGAAATATCGGTGCTTGGTGTCGAGGCACTGGTACTCGTTCCTGCTGTCCCTACGCGAGGGACCTGAAACACACGCGCAGTGACTTCTTTGCGAAGAAAAAGCGAGCAGTCGAGGCCAACGTTATAGCCCTGCTTATCGCCTTCATAAATGGCTTTGAAATCGACTCTGGATCGGCGCTTGGCCATGTGCTGTCTCCTATATGCGCCTTGGCGCGTATGTTATTGCTTGAACTGGATCACGGTATAAGCGTTGCTGCCGGCCTGTGAACTGACTTTGGTCAGACCAAGCGTGTCGCGGGAACAACTAGGACAATCAAGACAGACACCCTGAGCAATCCGCACACCGTCAGTCTCAGGATCAGTGCTCTTACCAACAGCGAGCCACGTACTGGCATTCGCAGAAGCATTACAGATGCGCCATCCCATGACATTAGTCAGGATCGAACCGGCAGAGATCGCATATGTCGAGAGCAATCCCTGAGTCACAGTCGGAGCTGCCCACCCAGTGTTTCCAGCGGCAGCATTGGTCGCTGGCCCTTTCGCATCCATAATGCACGTGACCACTCCCGCGTTATTGTCGGTGCAAGTCACGCCAGTTACGCCGTCTATAGCGACTTGCAAGGCGTCTCCAACAGCTCCAGCAAGCGCATCCGTAGCGATAGCGACTTCGATCAATGTGTGCCCAACAACAGTCGGAGCCACGCCTTCACTGTTCACGTTAAGCCAAGGCGCATAACACGTCCCTAGATTCGGCAAACAGAACGTAATGTACTTATTTTGCAGGGATTTAGAGGTATCAGCTCCAGCTGTCTGAACGAATTGTTCATACGCAGTCGGAGCCGCCGTGCCTGCTGTAAACGATTGTGAGGTTATCCTGGTCCCAGGCATGACGGTCTGGCTGTGCGCCAATCCACTAAAAACAAAGATCCCAATGGCCAAAACAGACGTAAACAATTTCATCATTTATTCCTCCAGGTACGTGTCGTTATTGCTGCTTATATTGGATGATCGAATAACCGTTGGTTGCCGCTTGTCCCTTGACCTTGATCAGTTTTAGCGTGGCTCCGGTACAATTCGGGCAATCGAAACATTGGCCCTTGCCAAGTTGTACGCCGTCAGTCGCCACGTCTGTGGCTTTTCCCACGTACAGATGGGTGGAAGTATTCACTGCGTCATTGCACAACTTCCACGCCAACAGATTGGCCGCTACAGACGACGAGGAAATGGCGAGAGTCGTCGATGTGTCCACGGTCGTGTGAGTCTGAACAACTGATCCAACGCGAGTGTTAGAAAAGAACACCTGCGCATTGGCATCGAAAGCCAAGGTGCTGACGGCAAAAATAACAGTGAAAAAAAACGACTTCATACGGTGCTCCCTTCCAAAAAATTAAAAATCCCACGTCTTTGATTTGAACATGATCGTGATCTCCAGTATAGCGAACCGATTACCCTCGATGGTATTCAAATCCCCGAAAGCAGACAATGCATGGATATCGTACACGAGTGGATGGAGTGTCCTAATTCCCAAATTCCCTTCCGCTGTCGGATGATCGACAAAAAGAGCTTTCAAGACCTGACGAGTGAAATCAAGCATCACGCTATCATTCACCTGCCCATGGATCAATTGCAGCTCCAGGAACCATTCGGCATCCAAGTCCTGGAACTCGTGATTGAGCCGACATTCTTTGTCGAGCAACAGGATCGCAGGAACCTCATGGTCTGCCAATTCAAGTCCCAACGGGATATCATCGGCATATACCTTCTTAACGCTCAGAGTGTACCCGTTATCCGTCGTTACCGTGGCTAGGCGAGCTGCAAGGGCTGTCAGTATTTCGGCGCGTTTACAGGCCATCTAGGGCTCCTGTTCGATGGAAGAATGGATAATGGACCAAAACCTTCTCATGTTAGGGCCAACCACGGCCATGACCGCTGGTCGCACAAATGGACGCTCAGGTATTTTGACTGACTTGCGCAAGAAAAAGAGCGGGATCCAGCGGGGACCTTTTATTTTTGGGCCCGCCTTTCCTTCATACCGTTTATTTTTTCCATGTGGTTTTACCGCTCCGATCCGGGATTTACGTGTTTTGGCCGTTGCGCTTCGTCTTGATTTCGCCTGCTTTTTGATTTCTCCAAAGAACCAAGCTATTGGAATCTTTTGCTTATTGATCTTTGGATTAGGATAAATCAAACGATAACTGCTCGGATCTTGTTTCATGCGATTGAAAAAATCAGTCGGTGTCAGATCCTTGAATTTCCTGGCATCTCCTTCCCAGTTTTTCACCCATAAGTGCTTAGCCCTACGAGGTCTAATCGGTTCAGGATCGGTCTGAGAAGGCTTGCCAAACTCGTGGACACGACCATAGGGTTTGGTGCCAGGGTACTTGCCTTTCTGCCCACGGACGACGATGTAACCCTGCAGCAATGGCCTGCCATGGATACTGGCGTTTGGCTGGCCCATCTCATATTGCGCCTTGATCGCATTCATGAGATTGCCGGTTTTACGATAACCACGGCGACCGGTGAACTGTATCCTGGCCATCTGCTTAGATATGCGTTCAGCTTCTGTCGTGGCTTTGATCACGCCTTTAGCAGCACCTTTCTCGATCCGGTCAGGGATCTGACGGACCCAGGCACTCATCTCGCTGATGTCACGCAATGTTGGCATCATTGTCCTCGCGTGGCGGTACCCAACGGGAATTCCATCGGACGATACGCGCCAAGCATTGAGACCACTTCAAGAGGCAAACCAGACTTCTTATCCCACGCAGAGGTAAATGACTCGCTCTCGCCTTCCTTGCCTCGACTGGACACGCCAATGCTCTTACGTTGTCTACGTGCCATGTAAGCCTCGACACCCATTTGCACAGCCAGTTGGATGTCAGCAGGAACTGCGGCATAACCAGCATGGTAAGCCAGACCGACAATACCGCGTCCTTTGGGCGTGAGTAGGCCATTACCCAGGTAAATGGCAGTCTCTCCCACTTGGTAATCCTCGGAACTAACCACGCTCCCTGCTGTGCTGTTCAATTTTATATAAAAGCGCAGCTCGTCTACGACAAGGATTGGCCAATATCGTGGCACGATGACATCGTTTCCCGCACCATCAAGCACCTCATTGGTGATCTCTCGCGCAGAGAAATCCGTTTCACAGTAGTTTTTGATGGATTGCTCCACAGACAATTGAACAGTCGTCAAGATCGCGTCTTGACTGCTGTCAGTGACTTTGAGCCAATCCTTGATCTCTTGAAGCGTGCAAAGGCTCATGGACACCCCTTGGTCTTGCGCGTAGCTTTATCGGCCATGCTACGGTTACGCACTCGCGGAAGCGGTGGAGCTAATTCCTGTTGCGGTGTAGGCGATTGAGACTCATTTGGGACAATTGTGAAATCTTTTCGTTTAATGAATAAATTACCAGGCAATGCAGCGGCAAGAACATGCTCTTTTTTCTGCATGAGCAATCCAAAATAAAATGTGGAAATTACATTTTCAGCGAAGGATACGGAGACGATAATGCGATCCCCACGATTTAGTTTTGGACGACCTTGAAGATGCCCGATCTCCAGGGATTGCAGAGCCTCGTATTCGATATATCGTGGCATTTTTTCTCCCAGAAATAACCTGGCCCTTCAACCCTCTGATCTGGCGAGGGCCAAAGGGCCAGGCGTCGCGCTACAAGGGCCACGTCTGGCCCACTAAATTAGGCGACTGTTTCGATGTTGATTCCACAAACAACACTTTTTTCAAGTGATGTCTGAGGAGTCCCTGAAAAGGCATGTCTGATTTTGCTTGTCATGAGCATGATGTCGCTGCTCGGAAGCGACGGACTGGCCCAGACGCGAATCGCAGCTCTGGCGAAATTGTAGAACCGTGATTTCTTGACCAACAACAGATTGGTCTTCGTTTGGCCGCTGCCGTACACGCCCGTGGCATCCAGGTCTTCGCGCACATACTGCGATTCGATACCCTTGATGCCGAAAACCGGAGGAACTGCGCCAGTGACGTTGGAAGCCAGGCCGCCAAACGCAAATGCGGTAAACAATTCTGGGATCGCTCCACCGACGAGATCGGTGCCAACACTTGACGGATAAACCCAAAGAAGATCGGATTTTTCGCTGCCGAATTTTCCCATTTTCTTCAGCATATTCAGGAACAACGCCTTACTCGGCGAATCACCTTTGTGATCAACAGTCAAACTGTTGTCCATGGCGCGTTTGCGGAATCCGTTGAACGCCTTACAGAAGTGCTTGCCGATCGCTGCAATGTCGCTATCCATGTGCGAGGCACCACGAGGAGATCCCGTGATATCGCCATTGATGACTGCTCTCTCGTATGCCCTGGCGTTACCGGCAACAACTTCACGGCGAAGCTTGTCAATCACCGCAGGAGCGGAATCCATCGACAGGTCTTCGGTGATGGTCGTGTGGACGACGTTATTACGAGCGTACACATCGAACGAGGATTGCGTGTTCGCTTGTTCTGTGAAAGTGGCAACGTCGGTTTCTTCTTTGCCTTCCAACAAGCCAAGCACGCCTGGAATATGGACAATCGAACTGTCCATGGGCATCGTGTCGAATTCGTTCGCGAGCAAATACGGGATCTCATATTCCTCAAAATACCAACGCGAATGCACGGTGGGCAACCATTGGCTGAAGTCCGTGATATTAAAGGCTTTTAGCGTGGGTTCAAGGTAGTTTCGATAGAGCGGTGTTTCCATGATCTGAGCAGCGGATGGCATTCCCGTCTTGAAAACATACCCGGCCTGGATTTCGCAATCGCTCAACAGACGCTTGAGATTGAACAGGCGCAGACGAACGTCATCACCCATGAACCGACAATCGGCCTTGCTGCCGAAATTGATAGATCGCACGCTCTGCTTGTTGTCCTGGTCGTCTCGGTGACCGAACAAATCGCCCATCGTGCGCACGCCATGCGCCTTAGCAACTTCGAGATCCTTCTCCCAGATCGGTTTGCCGATTTGAGCAGGTGCTTGTTTGCCCGACAGAATGTCGTAAATGCCTTTGATATGGTCGTTCACGTTCTCGGAACCTGGCGCAATGGGATTCTGAACTGACATTGTGATCTCCTAAAAAATTCAAAAAGAGTAGTAAAACTGTCGCACGCCAGATTACGTAGCGTCAACACGTCCCGCAATAAGCGCCACGGCCTTGGCCAAATCGCTGACGCTCGCGGTCAACGCTTCTAGGCTGGCCTTTGTCGCATAATTTTCAGTGTTCTTCCCTTCTTCTGTCGCAGGTGGAGGAGTAGTAGGAGGACCATTGTCTCCCGAACCATTCCCTTCACCGCCATTTGGATTGTCGCTGTTGCATACCTTGGTATGGATATTTTCGCACATACCCATCGTGCGATTGCACACTTCATGAACGGCCTTCACATTTACAACCAACTCTTTTAATAGTTCATCCATTGCGCCGATCTCTCCTCCTGGTTGCTTTGTCGTGTTGGCCTCTGATCCGGTCAGCGTAACATCGACGCCACCCGGTTGGAAGCCCTTAGCGATTTGCTCTGCTTCTGCCATGATCTTAATTCTGTTTTCCTTCAAACTAAACAACGATCCTTGATTACATGGGACAGGAATGATGCTGATTTCGAGCAACTCCCATTTCACGATGGTCATTGGTTCCCGCAATTCCCCAGCTTCGCTCCACAACGCCTCACTGAATTCCAGCGGGATAAAACCGACACTGACGGTACATAGTATTCCCTGAGCGACCAGACTTCTGACATTTTTTTGCATGTCAGTCAGTGGAGCCTTGGAAGGCATGCCAATCCACGCGGCAAATTCCACGCCTGTGTCTTTGCACTCGATGTAATCAACACGGCCAATCGCTGCATCACACCTGTAGTGGTGATTCACTAACAGAATAGGATTATTGAGAAAATTGATCAGAGAACATCCAGCAGGATCAAGGCGTTCATCCACCCGATCCGTGATGTTGGCATTGGCCATTCCAGAGATACGCAAGGGTTCATCATCTTTTAGTGACGTTTCGCCTGTCACTGGGTTAGGCATTGGCGTGGTTGGGTCGGCGGGCTCTGCCGCAGCCACGGGCTCTTTGACCAGCACCGCGCCATATATTTCGACCACGGATCGCTTAGCGATGGCTTCCTTCCAATCAATCTTCCCAACGTGCATGCCTTGCGGTGCTTTGATTTCCATGTTTTTAAAACTCCGAATCTATGATGGTAGCGGCATGCGAGGTAGCATCACCCGCTATTACGCTCACAGCAGAACACCTGCAATTGATAATTTCCCCAGCCTCGGCACGAGGATCACGCGGAAAAGCAAGGCCAGATGCAAACTCGTATTCAGCATCGACCACACCAAGATCTTCAAAATCAGCGTGCCACTCTCTGGCGTCTGGATTGGTCGCCGCATCTCCCTGATGGAGCCACTGCTTGTCCACTTTGTCAAAAATGGTCGTGAGCGCTTCTTGGTTCCATTTCCACCCCTGGCTGACTGCGCTAAGAATTTCAGTGCGCACGATCGTGTTCGCCTGGTTCGGATAGGTCTCCGTGTAGTTGTCCCTGATTGTGCGAGCAATCTCAGACCACGACAATCCCTGCTCAAACCCCTGATCGACCAGGGTATTGATCTGTTCTGTAACGCGGACACTGTGCCCAAAGAAGCGCTGTAAAGCACGCTCTGCCATCAATCTCCGTTGACCATCGACTGTACGCTCTCGCAGTATCTCCACGGCCTGTCGATCTAGTTCTGTCCACTCGTATTTGATTTCCTTGGTGCCTACGGCAATAGGCAAACATCTCACGTTGGCCTGACTTGCCAAGAAACCTCGGTCAAGCGCCTTATCCATTGATGATTTTACCGCTTGCCAATACGACGCAACTCGGTGTTGTTCTGACTCATTTAATGCTCTCCGCACATCACGATGATCAGCCACAGCACGTTGCGCTACGGACAATGTCTGATCGATGAACGCGGCATAGGCAACGTCCACGGCTTCGGACAATTTTTCCTCAATCCGATTTTGGCTCGTCGTTACCTCGTCTTTGACGCGGAGATTGACTGTGCGCTTGCCTTTAGCTGGCGGTGTCTCAGCTGGCGGTGTCTCAGCAGGTGGTGGCGCAACAGGTTCAGCAGGAATGGTCTCCTGGGGAGCTGACGATGGCGGTAGGGAGCTGGGAGGCGTCCCCCCCGCCACAGCATCCATCAACGGCGTTGCGCTTGCTGGCAGGCCAGTTTGACCCGTTGGTATGGCTGCTGGTGCTGCTGGTTTGATCTCGACAAACAGCTTATCTCCACGCTCATCACCCATCGGAGGCAAGCCGTAAATCTTGGTCCTTATTTCGTCCAGTTTCCAGTGGTTCTCGACGGCCTTAGCTTGCTCGCCACGACTGATGAGCGAGCCTTGCAGGGATTCGATGCCCGTGAAATCTGGGCGCATCTCAACCATCGGGTAAATGACTCTGGCCAAATAACTGTTATTCCAGCACGCAGCCTTGAACACAGCCATCGGGACGATCGTATTTTCCCAAAATATGCGTGCCTGTGTTTCCATGTTCGCGCGATTGGCATCCTCTACCAATCCAACCATGGCACCTGGTACTCCACGAACAGCGAGGATGACTTTTCGGTTTTCGCGGAGACCTTCCAGATGCTGCATCTCGGCCATCGTTGGACTACTAGAAATCCATTTGGCTCCACGAGGCAAGAACAGCGGACGCCACCAGTTCCTGCGACCAGTAAACGCTGCCTCGAATGTGCGCATCAACCGTTCCATGCGACTTTTAGTCATGTCTTCGGTTGTCTCAATCACGCCTGTGTGCGTTGCGCCACGCAGATAAAACGCCATGTCATATTCGCTCTTGTACCGGTCAAGCAGGATCGGACGAGCTGCCGCGCACCAGGCTGACATGCCATAGAATTTGTTTGATGGATTTGGCAAGCGTAAGTGGATGATTTGTTTATATGGAATCTCTTGTTTGCTGCCGTTTTGTTTCGTGGGATCTGTCACCACGAGCGTTTGCAGGCCAATACGATTGTCAATTTTTGGATCAGCCAGTTTCATCGTGCATAGTTCTACTGGCACGTGGACATAGGTGCGCATCGTAGGATCTAGCACCAGAAAGGCATTGCCAGTCAGATCCAGGTCCAGATCAGATGACCACTGCGCCGATATTCCATCTTCAAGAGGACTCCCTGTTTTGTACAACAATTCTAACGGATGATTTGGAATCACTGCTCCCGTGCGTTTGTCGTAAATCCGCATGGGCACAGACGTGAGCGTCCGTGCGATCAGCGTGCTCCCAGCATAAATCCACGGCTCCCTGGAGTAGAGGCTTTTCAGGCGTCCTACTGTGGCCCGTAACTCAAATTCACGGCCAAAATAACCTGCGCCTTCATCTGCGCCATACTCGTTGATGCTGTTTGCCAGGTTCGGGTCCATCTCCCTTTTCATGGCAGCCTCGATAAAAGCGTCCAATCGCTCGTGGATCATTGCCATCTCAGTCAGTTCAGCAATGCTGGAAATAGTTTCGACTGGATGGATCACGCGACCACGGAACAGACCAGAGAACAGACCAGAGAATGGATTTTTCATGTTCAATCCTGCAAATCACCAAAAATAGATTCTTCATCGATATCATCGGCTTCGCTGCCAAGACCATCGCAGTTTTCAATTTCATCGAAATCATTGCCTACTGCATTTGCCCATTGGCTAATCTCGTCATTGTCTTCTGTTTGATATTCGCCGTCACTGTCCTTTTTTCTGTTTCCAGTGTTTAATTTTTCCAGAACCTCGACTGCGTAATCCGCTTTAGCGCTCTGAAAAGCTCCACTGATCGACAACATACCAGCTGACACGCAATCATCGTTTTCGCCTTCAACTGCAGCAAAAGTATGCAGACCTGTCCGAGATACCCGCATTTCGTATGCAGCGAATTCGTGTTCAATCTGTTCAATATATGGACATTTCCACCAGTCACTCTCGATTGCGATACGTGTACGGGTAACCATGTCTTGTTTTGCTAAATTTGTGAATAACACGGGGATAAATACGGCATCAACATTGTCGGCCACTTCGTTCAGAATGTCACCGAAGCCTTCGCCCACGCCGGTCGCGTCGTAACGCACGTGCTTGTCTCCCGGAAATTTGCTCAGGTATTTTACCAACGCATGAGCCTGCTCTGTGTAGGCCATTCCACGGAAGCGCCAATATCCCACGACTATGCCGTTGGTATTGGTCGTGAGAAAGACGGTGTAGTCTCGTTTTTTGGCCACGTCCACGCCAGTCACGGTGTCTACAGAGCGCTGTGCCAAATCGGGATGAATCCACAACTTGGTATTGGTTCTGACTGGTGGATCTCTAAACCAAATCTCGCCAAGATCTCCGAACACATTACTTTCACTGACAAATTGCGCTAAATAGTATTGATTGAACAACGACGTTGGGAGGATCCTTTTTGCGTTTTCGATGGCCTGCGGCGACACATACGGGCTGGTTGAGGTAGGGAGTTGAGCGTGGCAGAAAAATGGATCCCCACTTATGGCTTGTCGGTAAACCTCACTGTACCAGTTTAGTCCTCTAGGTGTTCCCGTGATGATCCCAAGCCCGAGCGTCTGAGTAATCGTGGTCAGCAGTGAGTACCAGAGCTGCCTGCGTTGTTTTCCAGCTTCATCCATCACAAACCGATGAACGCTTTCGCCTTCAACGGTCACTTCGGCATCACGACCGTGAGTAAATTTGACAAACGTGTTGTTGGCCAGACGTATCTCTAATTTAGCATCGCTGCATTGCGCCATGGATTCGGGCATCATGGCTTTGACGTATCGGTAACCGATCTTTGCTTTTTCAATCGTAGGACCAATCCAGAGGCAGTACAGGCCAGAATACAGCATTGCCTCACGAGATAACCAAATGGCAGATCCAAACGATTTTCCCGCCTTCGTCCCGCATGGGCCTACAAGCACTTGGGCTTTAGGGTGCCAGTCGTTCCAGTAGACAAAGACATCTTGGCTCGGATGTGGTGAAGGAAGGCGGACACGGATGCTGTGACGTTGCATAGGGTTATCTGCGTACCCTTCATAGCTGTTGTTCTGTGCCAAGCCAGGCCATACGACGCCTGATCTGCACGCAATATTCCTCGGATATCTCGATGCCCACCACTCGGCGATTAAGGCGCATGGCTGCCTCGATGGTTGTACCGCTACCGACAAATGGATCAAGCACGAGGTTGCCTTCGTTTGACCAAGATTTGATGTGATCCATAGCTAATGCAAGCGGGAATATCGCGGGATGCCACGTATTGATTCTCAATGCGTTGGGAATTTTCCAGACGTTGTATCTCCTACCCAGTTGCGGAGTTATGGCTTCCGCACGTACTCTTGGTTTCGTTGTTCCATCTGGTTGTCTTTCCGTACTACAATGCGTGGGTATACCAAAAGTTTTATTTATACGATCCATTAACGGATTGAATGTTAGTGGTGATCCATTGGAAAAAACAAACATATATTCAAAAACCTGGTAATAGCGTACTTCATCAGGATAGGCCACGCTAGTTTTCATATAAATCATCGTGTCATGCAGTTTGAACCCCAGGTCTATGAATGACAGAGCCTGCCGGAAGCTGGTACCCGTTTCGCTGCCGTCAATACAGGCATCTCCCACGATCCACACCATCACGCCACCTGGCTTGAGTGATTGCACGAGCAGTGGAGCGATGCTATCGAAGTCAAACTCATATTCCTTGTACTGTCGCAGGTTGTCGTAAGGCGGTGATGTGACGATGAGATCAACCTTTCCAGCTAAATCGGGAAGATGCTTTTTGCAATTTCCTTGCAACAGCGTATAGGTCCTCATGACATGTCTCCTTTGCCAGCATTATCGATATGTTATCTCTTGTGATATTCGCGAGCAAACCGCACGGCTTTGCGAGCGTCCTCGGCGTGATCATCGTCAGGGATATAGTCTGCCAGTTTATTCAGGCAACACATCTTGAATTTCTTCCCGCTCTTGCAAAAGCACGGCAGATTGCGTGGGTAAGATCGCAATGGGTTATGCACGTATTTTGGAATTGGTGTCATACAGCATCTCATTCATTTTGCTCAATCATTCGTGGCCTTTGCCGAACAAACTTGCCATCCTTGCTCATCTCAACAACGAAAAGTATGCCGGTATCTTGCTCGGCAGGTTTGGAGATGTGAGAACCATCCCCAGCATTTCGCGGGAGATCGATGCCTATGTTATCGGTGCTGAGACCAACGGCCAAGCGCTGCATCCTTTGGATATCCGATGCAGCTGTAGCCAATTGTCGTACATCCGATGGCTTCAGTTTGGACGTCAATCTCATTTTTGGCTTGCCATGATCATCAAGTACCGGCTTGCCTTTGGCGTCAGTTAACGGTTCCTCTGCAACATTCTGATGAGCAATCATGTGTATGTGATTTCTGATGCGTTCAGCAGTTTTCCAGTCGTTGACCGCTTGGTTGGCTCTCCACTCTTGAACCTGTCCCCAAACCTCCAGCACGCGCGGATGCATCGCCTTTGCCGCACGCTCAACTTCTGCGGGAGAAATCATGAATGACGACTGATTGGCATGGCTTTCATCCGGCATGTTCGGAACAACTTCGATTGGCACTGATGGTAACGACGGGAATTCTTTTTGGCGTTCTGATTCTCTAACGGCGTGGACCACAAAATCTAACTCGTCTGGTATGACTCTGAGCATATTCGTTGTATTTGACTCGTTGAGTTTTTTGACCGTGGCCTGGGCAGGTTCGACTGACAGACCGATCAGAGTCACATTGCCTCTGTACGCTGAGCTAAACTGAGCCAGAAATGTTTTGGTCACGCTATGATTGCTCCACCCATACTCACGTACATGATTGATGAGAGCCTGCGGCCAGGCTTCGGTGGAAGCGATGACTGAACCACCAAAATATCCAATGTGTTTCCTCAAAAACTGGCACCGCGTCACTCCACTCGTGAGCCATTTGCGGTACAGGTCCCGCCAATCGATTACTCGTGGTGTGCCTCGTGGTGTGCCTCGTGGTGTGCCTCGCGTGGGTCTCGAAGGGAGTGGTTTAGTGGGTCTCGAAGGGAGTGGTTTAGTCGCTGGCATGGCAAATTAATCCTCGATCTAGCTACTGACGACTACTGACGGCTACTCTGGTCTACTGCTGATGCTCTACTGGTAGACAACTTAACCTTGGAACCCGCACGGACAGCCAAAAATCAAAAAAAACTATTCTCAGACTATTAAGACTACTGGCTGAGCGGTATCATCGTCAACCAATCACAATGGGGGGGAAGAGGAAACCGCTGCCAACATTTTGAGGTAGGATTGTAGGGCAAAAACGTTAGACAGCAGTAGGTGAGACTGATTCAGGTTAATGTGG